ATAATCCGATTAACAGCCGAAAATTCATCTCACAAATTGACCCGTCTTGATTTTGATTACATGGCAGATGAACGCCTTCTTCTTGACACTTCAACTTTACTTGAATCAGGATGCCTTCACGTCGGTGAAGATTCTGCGCGCAATTGTCACGAGTTGAGTTGCATGCTGTGGCCCAATCCACAAAACAGAAAACCCAGGCTGTTGTATTTAAACATCACTCACAGCAATGGACCATTCGGAGTTTTTTTCAAGTCAACATCTCACACTTCAAAATACATTAAGTTCCGGAACTCATTTGAAGAAGCGGAAGATAGTGAATGTCTTATTGTAAATAGCTATGCATTCAGAGAACATGGCACCAGGATTACCTTGCTCGCCGAAGCCGAACTTAGAAACAAACAAATTGCTTCCGTTAGATTTACCGTTATTAACTATCCCTATTTCAATAATGAACCTTTTGACGACCCGGCCAAACTCGAAAATAAACTTCCGGATGTTCCGGATGTATGCTCGGCGTCAGATGGTGAGGACACAAATCTCCCGTGCATTCCGTGAAAATCATTGAAGGAAATTGATGCACCACCCACAACCAAGGATCCTGAAGACGAACCAACTCGCATTGTGTGATGCTCCGACGGTGCCGTGACGCCAAATGGACATATTCTTTGAAACTGGGTGACCCCATTCCACCAAAACGTAGTTTTTTTAACCACCCACACGAATTCATGCTCTTAAAAACGCCCTGACTGCATTGGCACAGATTATTATTGTCTTTGTCGGAATTGTACCGGGTAATAAATGACATAGTGTAAAAATCAAGTTTTTCCATAATAATATTGTTATTATGGAATGTTTTCCCCTTTAATTACCCACAACCGATGCCATTGGCAAAAGGGCACCATCCACCACCTTGGCCATCCCAGCCTGCATCTTGGAGCATACTGCGAAGATGGTCTTCATTGCGGAGAATGAAACGTCGGGGGCCGACGTTGTGACTGCTCGCAAAGTTTTCCTTCTTTGGAGGAGAGTAAACACAAGGTGCCCCGCATTGCCCGTGTTCCTTTGCCGGGCAGTTGATGGTATCATCATTCGAACAGCTGCCCGGGACCGCGGCCCGAGCCGCGGTCCAGGAGCAGTTAACGGGGTCTTGGTTGCACGAGTCCTCGGTCGTCTTGTTAGCACAGTCTCCGTCCTCCTTCCCTTCGTTTTGTGTGCAGGCAGCCGCAATGGCTGCCTGCCCCGCATTCCACGTGCACCCGGCCCCGCAGTTTTCTTGTTTCGTCTTATCAGAACATGAAGGGTTCTCACACGAACCGAATTTGTCTTTGCAATCTTCAATTTTGCAATCCTTGCTCATCCCTTTCATGGCCCATGAATACGCCGAACAGAAACCGTCGGCGGGAAGAATGCATGTTTGTCCCGTCGCATCGGACTTAACCTGACATTTGCACAACCATAAGGCGCTCACACCCCAATAAAGCCCCACAAATACAACTACAACTAAAATTGCTACAACAAGTCCATTATTTGACATTTTACTTTATTTAGAGCCACATTTTTTGTAATAATAATAAATAGTTTAAGAAGTAAAATGGCTTCGAAAGATTGCAACGCGAACGTCACGGCAGGTTTTATTGATCTTGCCACTTATGATGACTTGGAAAAATATATGTATGGAGCCGGACGCGGGGGATGTGCGATGAGTTACTTCGTCCGAGAAACGAAAAAAGCCACATGGTTCACGCAAATTCCGGTCATGCTTTCAATTATTGGAACGCCCGATTTTGGACAGCAATGGTCAGCCAAAATTTCAAAATCGGGAGATTATCTCTTGAATTCATGGCTCCAATTCAAGCTGCCTCCAATTTCAACGGCTTCCACCACGCAAATTGACACATCTCTCAATCCCGTCCTCTCAACGGGATCTCTTAGCTCGGGAGACGCGGCCTGGGTTAATACTGCTCTGCCAAATGTCTCCGTTGACCGCACCACTGGAGATGGCGGCAGTGGCACTGGAATTCAATTTACCATTGTCACCGGTGGGACAGGAGATGTGACGATGCTTCAGTTAACCAATCCCGGCGTCGGTTACCGACCCGGCGATGTAATTACAATAGATGGTGGACCCCGAACATCCGAAAGCATTAGAAACCCAGCCAGACCCTCACAGTTTGAAGTGATATTCAGGGGTCTTGGAGGAACTTCCGGTACCAATGACTTGCGAATCACTTTGCCCCAGGACCTGTTCAGCAACTGGTATGCCAGCGTGAAATGGTGCGATAATATTGCCCACAATATAATCCGGGAATGTTCACTGACGTGCAATGATCTAGTGGTGGCTCGCTTCGACAATTACGTTCTAGATTTTTTGACTCGTTTTTTGGTTCCTTACGGAAAGATGGGTACCTATTACAATATGATCGATAACACTTACGCGGGCGGTCAGTGGGATCCATTCACGGGTGCGAATGGACCTTCGGATTATCTAACCTTGCCTCTGCCATTCTTTTTCAGTCGAGATTCGGGATTGGCCCTGCCAACGGCATCTCTTCCTTATAATGATCTTCGCATAAGATTTGATTTCAGAAACTGGGATGAATTGTTGATTTTGGTGGCCCGGAATAGTGCCTCCGAGGCAGCACAGCAGCATGTGCAACAACGATTTGTGCCCCGTCTAAGTGATATCGAAGGCGCCTGTGCGCCCACCCTGCGATCAGTTCAAGTTTGGGGACATTACGCTTTGGTAACAAACGACGAAAGGAAAAGGATGAATTGTGCGCGGCGCCAAATGCTCATTGAACAAACTTTGACATCGCCAATCAAACCTTTCGTACCTTTCGTGGAATCACAACCTGTTTTCAATTTGAACATGATGCATTCAATCAAAATGTTATTTTTCGGCGCACGAAACACTACGCTGTGGAATGATTGGTCGAACTACACTACGGCTTCCGTTGTTGACTCCAACGTTGGATATTACGGTCGTGATCCGTTTGAAAATGTAACTTTGTTGTATGAAGGGACCAGTCGTTTGTCGGAAATGCAAATCAACTATTTCACCCAAATCCAACAATATTTATATTCCCCGGACACGGTATCGTCCTCATATCCAACGGGTATATATTTTTATTCTTACGCAATGGATGGAATAAACGTTGATCCCACTGGCTCTACCAACTATGGAAGATTGGCGCAGGTAAGCATCAAACCCAAAGCGAGCAATTACGCCATACAATCAGCCAATCCAGTAGCGGTCGCGCTGGAGGACCCTGGAACGGGGTGGGGGAATGGCGTCCAGCGCTACGAGTTTGTTGCCGTCGGGGTATGCAACAATGTTCTGCTCATCGACGGTGGCAGCATGAGATTTGCGGTCATGTGAAAATTTTATTTTTGAATGCGCACGGCACATTCAAAAATTACACGGAATTTACCATATCCAGAAACTGTCATGCTTAACCGGTTCTACTTTCTTTCCCTCCGCCCATCCAGCTGCATGTCTCATACCATCCATGACCTCCCCTGCCGCCCACCGTCCAGTAGAACCGACCACATCTGCCACGCCTAACCCCGCGAGTGCCCCAACTCCACCTATAAACTCACCAACCTTGCCAAAAGAGAATTTTTCCTTGCGGGCGGGAGGCGCGCACCCGCATGCAACACCCATGTGGTCACGCCATCGGCCGCCCGCACATCCACATCCGAGCGCGCGAGCAAAGGCTAATACAATAACAATAACCAGGATATACATTCCATACTCTTTCAGGATCTTTTTCATAGTGTTTTTATTATTAAACTTTTTTTTCGCTGGCTACTAAAATTATTGCGCTATACAGAATCACGGGAAAATTTTCACCCAGTTCAAACAAGGAATCGATGAGGCGAGTATGCCACTGTTTTTTGGAATACCATGCATGGGCCTTCCTTGTCACTCCCGGAATATTATTATCCACCACTGCTTCGCTCGTTCCCGCCATCAATGCAGTCACGAACAAAAACCCTGTTAGAACGCGCAGCGTTTTCTGAGTGCGACCCACAGAATTGGAGGCCAAATACAATGAGTTTATAATCATCAAAGCAAAAGCCGTTATTGCCATTCCCAGATGCCGGGATTTGGATTCGTGATTTTTTTTGTCATTTCCGTAAGGAACTTCCAGAAGCCCGAACAGAAGAACTGCTACTGCCACAGACAAAAATATTGGGACCCCTTTTTTCTCCATGTGGTCCATCCCAGAAAATACACCAATGCTTCCCCAGGTTCCCGCGACCAAGAACAAAATTGTAAGCCACCACGTTGCCACTCCCCGTCTTTCCTTCGCGCAAGGCGCATCTTTCCAACCTAGCAACGGGCACCGAATTGCACGCAGGGCCCTGGAAATAAACATGTTGCGTTTTCGTTGGGGGACGCACACATCGTTGTTTGTCACACGGCACGTCGTAAAAGGAGTCAAATAACCATCTTGTTTATAAACATTATAGTAAGCCAGGGGCAACCACCCGGCGATTCCAATAAATGCAAGTATGCCCCACGCCGAAATTGAAGATTTCATTTTAGACTAGTGTTTATTATTCCCAAGGTACAAAATTTTCCCTTCACACAAGAGACATACCCAAAAACTCCCTCGTCTTCTTCGCCATTGATTCCCGGTGTGCGATCGCCAGCGCCTTCACCCGTTCCTTGTCTTCTTCCGCGAACACAGAGAATGATTTGCTCTTGCGCTTTCCCTCCTCATCTTTCCACACCGCCTTCCAACGACCCTTTCGGTTTCCGACCGGTTTGTGCCACTCAACGCCGGTGTGCCCGCTCGTGTTATTCTTCTGCTTACCTTTGTTCTGGGCATTCACGCGACCGGAACCTTCTCTAAGATTGCTCCGACAGTTGTTCAGACCGTTGCGATCAATGTGATCGACCTGTTTAAACTCCGGGCAAACCAGATTATGAAACTGACACGCCTCGTATTTCAACTTCTTACTTTTTCTACACGACGCGTAGTACGTTTTCTTCCCTTTTCCCTTTCTTGCGGTCCAAATACGAGCTTCAACGTGCTTTAGCATATCTGGATCACAAGTCATAATCAAACCATCTTGCAACTTCACTTCAATCACATCTCCGACGCGTCTCCATTGATTCTTTGTCAAACCCTTGGAGTCTGAATATTCTTTTTGGTACATTCGCGCCTTCGCATATGCATCCATTCTAGCCTTTTCTATTGCTTCTGGAGTGACGTGTGAGCGAGAAATTGCAAAAAACTTAAAAATATTTCTTCCCATTTCCTTTTTTCCATGTGATGCTTGGAATTGATACCCGTCTGGATGTTTCGCAACACAGCCTGCATACTTTCCGTGATCAAATTTTGATGCAGTGGTGCAAATCATTGTTTGTTTTTTTCAACATCCCGTTTTTGAAATCGATTTCGTTTTTGGTCTTGTCGTAGTGATTTTGTATATAAATTGCATACAAAATATAAGGGGCGCACTCCAAAGCACCACCTGACACACGAATGATATTGTTATCAACAGCCGTGAGAACGAATTCGTAGGACTGCTTCCAGCCGACACCGTCAGCGGTGGCAACGTTGGCGATACCACCGGCGGCGTTGGCCTGCTGTGCGACGAGACTGGAGTTGGGGACAATGCTGACGTTGGTGAGCTTGCCGTAGTTGGTGGAACCCATGGGGTCGAGGCAGATGAAGTCGAGGGAGTAGGAATACATGTGGTAGCCGGTGACGGTCGGGATGACCGGGGCGTGGTAGTAGGGGTTGACGAGGGAGAAGTAGTCGGAGCCCATGGAGCCGAGACGGTTGGTGTTCTCGTAGACGAGGGTGGTGTCGAGGATGGGGTCGACAGCGTAGTTGTTGGTGAACTTGCCACCCTGCGGTGCGACACCGAGACCGGGCGAGGAGCAGGTGTAGTTGGACCATTCGGAGCCCCAGGTCTTGTTGCGGACAGCGAAGAAGAGGACCTTGATGGCGTGGGAGAGGCGGAGGTCGTAGCTCGGCTGCGGGACGGTGCTCGGGGAGAAGGTCTGGCGGTTGGCCGTCTGGACCTGCTCGATGAGGATGTCCCGAGGGGCACAGGCCATGCGCTTGCGCTCGTCGTTGGAGACGATGGCGTAGTTGGCCCACACCTGGACCTTGGTGAGCTGCGGGTCGGCACCGCCCTGGAGGTCGGAGGCCTGGACCGTCTGACGGTACTCCTGCGTGGAAGCAGCGGCGAGGTTTTCCCGGATGAGGAGTTCGTTCCAGTTGCGGAACGAGAAGTTGATGCGCATCTCGTTGTAGGGAAGAGCCGCGGTCGGGAGGGCGACACCCGAATCACGCGAGTAGAAGAACGGCAGCGGCAGATTCAGCATGGTCACACCATTGTCGCCCGGCACGGTCGGCGGCAGCGCGTGCTGCCCCGTCTGGAGGGTCGTGAGGGCAGCCGTGTTGCCAATCATCTGGTTGTAGCCATCCTGTTTGCCGGCCGGCACCGTGAACGCCGACCAGAAATCGAGATGGAAGGAATCGAAACGGGCCGCAACCAGGTCGTTGAAGGTAATGCAGCAATCCTTGATGAGGTTGTGCATCAAGTTGCGAGTCCAACGAATGCCCGCATTTTCGTCGTCGTTGGCGAGCTGCACCTGCGGAAGACCCACGCGCAGCCACGTCTGGAGGAGGTAATCGCCCGCACGCGAAATGCTAACGGACCAGTCTTGACCGAACTGCGCCTGACCCGACGCGTTTGACAGGATCACGGGAACCTGCGTGAACCACGTACTTTTGCGGGTTTCACGCACAAAATAGGCCGTAGCCGTATCTCCGCCATACAAGTAGCGTTCAATTTCATCGAATGTTGCCAAGTCGATGAATCCACTGGTGATGTTTGAAGTGCTGATAGAAGACATTTTATTACGTCCAACATTATTTTTTTAAATTAAGTGTAGACACAATGAAAATTTATATCACATTACATACATTACACACATTACACACATTACATCATGTCCGGACATTACTTTCATTTATTTGATTACAGCTCAATTACTTTGCAGGGACACAAAGCGCAGCGGTCATATTTCTTGCCTTTTTGATTGGAAACGAGACGAATACCATTCACCATGAAATCTTTGTTATGGTGGGTGTGCCCGTAAATCCAGACACCCACGTTCTTTTTCAACAAATCTTCGCGATTGGATGCATAAAATTCTTCGTTTTTGGTACCCAACGTCCTTAAGGTTTTCATGCTTGGTGGATAGTGCGTTATAATTGCCAGTTTCTCATCGTCATTTTTGCCCACCGAATTGATAATTCGCAGGATCCACTTGGCATCCCGGCTGTGCAATGCTCTGTAGGTTCGTTTATCCACGTTCAAACTTCGCCGGATGTATTCGGGATAATGCCCGCCGGCCTCTATGGCACTCCAAAACGTTGCACCTGCAAAAATTATATTGTTGATCCGGACCGTTTTGCGATCCAAAACGTGAAGATTTTCTATTTGCCGCGAAAGTGACAACGCGCGCTGTCTCAAATCTCCCATTGGCACACCGCGACGGCACGCCAACGTTTTGTAATATTCATGATTTCCTATGACATAAATTACATGCTGAAATCTTTCGCACACCTTGGACAAAAAATCTTTCAGTTGGGATATATCATAAAGAGATCCTATATCCCCTGCCAAAACCAAGATTGGGCTCACTGGCCGGATTATTGAAAATGGATCCTGGATGCCATTTTGTTCCAAATGAATATCAGAGGCTATTTGAAAATGTGTTGTCATACTGCGAAAGATGATGGTGACTCTCTCGCCCGCCGCAACCGGAAACCAATTTTGTTTTCACATTTCCAAATGTAAAAACTTCCTCCGGGTCGTCGACCGTGCGTTTATGCAACGAAGTAACACTTCAATGTTTGCTGGATGGAAGCTGGAATGATAGCCACAATTTCAATAAGCGGTTCCGATCCCACGGCGACCTGCTGGGACTCGCCCGAAACCATAACGGCATCATCCGTGTCTGCCGGAGTGGCTGTCGGGGTGTTTGACGTGGAATTCGGGAACCACTGGGTCGTTGCGGTTGCTGCGTATGGGGCGCCCGAGGCATCATCGGGACCACGCAGAGGGCTATTTGCTTTGCGGTAACGGAAAACGACCTTCGCGGTTCTCCTCGCATTGGCCATATCTCTCAAATTCCGCGGGACAACAACCTCCATGGCATTCGAAAAGAAGCTTCCAGCTGCAAACGGGAGAACATTGCCGCCGGCGACTGTGGTGGGCATGTAAGCCGTATTCAGAGCCATATCACCCTGTGCTGGTCCATCTTGGCCAGCCGTGTTGGCGAAAAATTCAGGAGCATAACGCACCTGGTAGGTGTTTCCAGCCAGAGTCAATGCGCCACATGCCCCCGTCAAAGCCAAACGTGCAAGATCGTCCGCAATGGTAACGGCCTCGCCCAAATTGGCTGCAGGCACCGTATTCGAGGAACCATAATCGGCGTCGCCAGTGTCAGCTAGAGAGCCAGAGTTGGTGCCGGGACCATTGTCAAGAACCACTTCCATGACCGCAATGTCGCCGTCCAAAACATGCTGGCACCACGAACCATCCCGCGTGAAATTATTGCTCACCCGGCCGACGCCCGTTGCATTTCCCTGGGCCGTCGTGCCGAAAACCATTCCAATCAGCTGCGCCGCAGCAGCGAAATTGGATGTCATTCCAAGAGCCGGAAGAGTAGGCGCCAATGGTGCCGTTTGGCCGGTTGACGTCGTCAGCTCGTTTCCCGTTTGGGCATAAGTGGTGCGTTGCTCCGATGCAGGGAGCTGGAGGCTGCCGAACGAGACACCGTTGCAACCGACCGGCGGCGCACTCTGTGCCTGTGCCACGCCGTTTACGGTCCCCGCGCCTTTGGTGATACGAGTGGCCGAAATTGTTCCCAAATTGCAATCGCGATTGTTCATGCGCATGTGAAAGCTATTCGGGCTGATCATCTCCGCAGGGTTGTTCCCGTTCAACGTGGAGGCAACCGTAACAAAATCGCTTCCAGCAGCAGGTTGTGGCCCGGCATACCCGAGAATATTGCGGGAGCCAGACTGGGCATTGGCGACCGCGGCAGCGACCGATTCGGGTCCAACCGAGGATCCTGCCGTTTTTATCGAAAATTCCATTCCTGATGTTGACATTATTCTTTATTTAACGACAAGGTTTTTTTTTGACAAGGTTATGTAACTCGCCGTCATTGACGGTAATTCAAGCAACGTCGGCAATGCATGCGATGTACTTGGGTTAAACAATATAACCCCACCAAAAAAAAATACACGATACATTGCGATGAACGAGCCTCCAAGTAATACAATTAGGGTGAAGGAACTAAATTTGGACATCATACCACCATGCACAGCACGAGCCCATGAGCCTGAATATGGGGGCAGCAAAATCGTTGTTGTGGGAAAACCGGGAACCGGGAAATCCACTTTGATCGCCAGTTTGCTTTATGCAAAAAAACATATCATTCCATGTGGTTTGGTGATGTCAGGATCGGAAGATTCCAATGGGTTTTACTCCAAAATTTTCCCCAAGAGTTTCGTGTTTCACCAATACGACGAAGACCAACTTAAAAAATTTGTGAAGCGACAAAAGATTGCCAAACGACATTTGCCCAACCCCTGGGCCGTGGTACTCTGTGATGATTGCACTGATTCAAACAAAATTTTCAATTCCAAAATCCAACAGGGTTTGTTCAAAAGGGGACGACACTGGAAAATGTTGTATATCTTGTCGTTGCAGTATGCAATGGATGTAAATCCTTCCATTAGAACAAATGTAGATGGCGTATTTATTCTCCGGGAACCCATCTTGAAAAACCGGAAATCCCTTTTTGAAAATTATGCGTCTGTGATAGGCGACTTCAATGTGTTTTGCCAGTTGATGGACCAGCTAACGAATGATTACTGTTGCCTTTACATTCACCAAGCTGCCCACAGCAACGATTGGCGAGAGTGCGTTTTTTATTACAAGGCGGACTTAGTCCCTAAAAATTTCAAATTCGGATGCAAAGATTTCTGGAAGTTCCACCACAAAAGATTCAACCCCCATTTCGTTCGCGACATGGAATTTTGACGTCCTTACGTCCTTACGTCCTTACGTCCTTACGTCCTTACGTCCTTACGTCCTTACGTCCTTACGTCCTTACGTCACGGTGCGAGCCATCCATTATATAATTTTGGCGTTATATAATGCGTGCAATCCGGGTCACGGTCGGGTCCGCGTTTCATCGATATGCGATCGATGCACGGTCCACTTTAACTTTCTTTCCAGCGGTGTGTGTTGCACACATGGCATCAGATTCATAGAAAACCAGCTCTGGCCGCGACGGCTTCAATTGGTGAAGAGGATGCGGATAACAATCCGCGTATTGTTGGGTCCAGGGCTGGCAATAACACGGAGGCAAATATTTTTGGTTTGACAAAACGGTACGGGCGATCGTTGTATTACGGTACATGGATTTCGTTATTTATTGCTAACGATATTATTTGATTCTCCTTCCTGCAGCCCGCGCCGTTTTCTTCCGGAATGTCTATAATGCCGGCCGGGTCGGTAATGTAGGGCAAGACTTTGCGGTCAATTTTTTTGATAAACCCATCGGTAACAAAATGAAGCCACATCGTCACGCAATGAAAATACATCCCTAAGCACACCAAGGCAACGCAGAGTCGGACGTATGGAAATTCGTCGTAAAGAATAATCCAACAACCACCGAAGGTGAAAATCGGAATGGATGTTGCGCTGCTCCCTCTGACCACACGATATGCAATTGGCCTCCTCGGAATCGGGTAAGTGAAATAAATGAAAAGAATATGGATCAAGAAGAGGAAGGTCAACGAGCAAAAAATTCCTGCTCCAAAAATATAAGGGTGATACGGAATGGGAATGGCTGCCGTTGCTGAAAAGGAAACCAACATTGACCCCGTCAAAATTGAATTGTGGTGGATCAACCTGCAAAATTTTGATAAACAATGTTTCATTGGGGGACCCAGGCGATATTCAGTGTCACACACGGTGCAGTGCGTTTTTGCTCGGGCCGTGGGTGCATGCAAAATCCAGGTTTGAAGACATGCGGGATGGATTCCAATGGCACTCCCGCGACATTTGCACGGTCTGAAAAATTCAGATTCTTCACCGGGCTCTAAACATATTCGGCAACTAAGTCGTTCAAGGGTAGGTGACACAGATCGAAAGGACATTTTTAAAGTGGACAACGTATCTTTTGTTCTAGACATTATTTGCATTTGAATGCATGTTCACTTTAAATACTAGCAAATGCACCATAACAATTAAAAGTCTGCGTTTGAGGGTTATACTGTACTCCCGTTAACATCACGGGGCGTTCTTGGTTGAGCTCAATGGTGCCAAATTGCGCCGGGGTTTCGTAGCGTCCGTCCAAGTAATTGAATGGCGTGTGTTTGCCCCCCACGTCGAACCCTCCCTTGTCGTCGCGGGGAACCAGAACTTTCATGACACCGTGCAGTTCCAAAAGGACGCCCATTTCAAAAATCAAACAAATTTTCCCAACGTTTGTGTCGCCAGGCCGGGGTTTCATGCATATTGCCGTGAATGCGACATTGCATTGGACGGATGAATTGGTCGGGGAAATATCGCAATCCATTATTTTTACATCTAGCACATCCAAAATGTAGCCATCGGTTTTGGAGCAATAGTTGACATATTTTTTTCGAACTATGTCCCCCACATTTTTATCCACTTGGCCGTCCAAGACAGATGGTTCAACTTGGAGTTTTCGGGTCACTGTTTTTGCTTTCTTCATTTTGCCCCCGGTTGCATCTATAATTTAAAATCGTTTTCCTTCTTTTACACTCGCACAACTTACACAACTTACACAACTTACACTACTTACATAAAAAACATGAGAACACAAGGAAAAAACATATTGTCCCACCTCTTGAAATCAGACAAGAATATTAACACTCTCTTGAGACTCATCGGTAAAAATTCATCAAACGACAAACAATACAATATGATCTTGTTTCAGATCGTGCAAGATTTGATGTCTCGACGAAAAAACGTAACTCAAGTTGGTCAAGATTTGAAACAAAGAAAGTATGGATGGAACCATGATTCATTTGAAAAAATTGCAGGAGATTTTCACGAGGTCAACCAATTCATCAAAAACCCCATGGAAATTGAAGAAGGCATCTTTGAATGCAGGAAGTGTGGTTCGCGTAAAGTTTTTTCATACTCCAAGCAAACCAGGGGGTGCGATGAATCAAGTACAACATTCGCCGAATGTTCCAACTGCAAGGCAAAATGGACTTATTCTGGATGACCGGCGAGCGATTTTCAAAAAAAATAAAGATTCTAATAAATGAAACAAAAAGACAAATTGAAATTATTGGCAGTCGTTGCCATTATTGCCATAGTCGTCCTACCTCACGCAATGAGTCGTGACGCAAACCCGTCCGGCGTCGTCAGGGAAAATTGGTTCGGCTCGGACGCATGGAAGTGGACGAAAAAAAAAGCGAGTGCCGTTGGAAAGGCCATCGGGAACATGGCCAGCGCGACATGGGATGGAATTGTGTATGAGACAACGAAACCAGCTTTTGGAGACACTGCCGCATATGAACATTCAATGATGAACTGGGCGACCAAAGATAGCCGCGGAAATCCTCGCGGCATCGGATCGAGCTTTGGAAGATTGGCGTTAGGTTTCGGGGGTATGCTGCCTGTCGTAGGTTTGGATGCCATTCAAAGCACTCTGCAGCTGCCCTTCAAAGCAATCAGGTATGTAGGCGACGCTGATTACCGAGACCATGTGTTCGACCACGGAGGGGCATGGTCCACTTGGTTTGATAACAGCTACGATGATACCCTGCATCCTCTGCCCGCCGGTAGAGGCCACGCCGCTTCACAACACCATAAAATACCATTTCTGCCGATCAGATGGTAAAATTGTGACGTATTTGTGTTGGGTATATATAAGAAAGTAAGAAAGAATAAAAATGTCATCACCCCAAAAAAGACAGCACTCACCCCGGCGACGCCGAGTAAGAGCGGCAGATGGAGATATTTGTCCGGAAAATTGCATGAGGTGGTACAAAAAAGGGATGGCCGATGCCGCACGATTAAGCCGCAGTCTGGCGCGCTCCCATGTCAAAGCATCACACAAATATTGGGAACACAAATTGGCGGCGCAGCAAACCGTATGTTCCCAAAAAGTTGCCTTGGCTGAAGCCAGACGGGAGCAGGCGCAAACATTGGCCGACATCCTCCAAAAGAATTTGGACGACGTGGTGGGAACCGGTCCCCAGATGGATTTTTACAATTTTGAAAGCCCGGAAGGAGATTTCAATCCCGACGCTGGCCAAGAAATCACGGAGATTGACACGGAGATGGAAAAGAGATTAAACGAAATGGGCCTGTCCCTTCATAAAATGACAGAGAGTTAAAGCCACGGGGCATAGTAATAAATTGAGCAACATGGAAATCACAAACGTCCCACCTCAAACACAGGAACAACACGAAACTGCACAGTTCAATTCGTTCAAGAATTTCATACATGAATTGAAACTTTTTTTTGAAACAAATTTGTCCCTCAAACTGTATGACCATCTTTTGGGCAAAACCAATCCGACCGATCACATTGAAGCCGTGAGAAAACACCTTGACGTAGTAACGAAATTTGTTAAATCGAATAGGAAAGAAATTTTGGAATCAAATACCGCGCTGTCGGTGACAGTGATGAAGTACAGCGAAAGGGTTAAAGTAGATTTTGGAGTGTTATTCGCTGAAGTTCTCAAGGAAGAAACCGCCGCTGAGACCCTCAAAATAATTTTTGACCATTTGTTGGTATTAAGCATGGTTTTTGATCCCGAAAGTGGAGCCATTGATGTTTTCAAGGAGAGAAAGAAAAATGCCGCGCCCCCAGAACTTGAAGATTTGTTCAATTCCAATCCTTTTTTACAAGAAATGATGGAAAAAGTTGAAGCCCACGTCACACCCGGGGCAAATCCCATGGAAGCTATGAATTCCATGCTGAGCAGCGGATTTTTACAAGAAATGGTGGGTGGAATGCAGGAAAATATTGATTCTGGCAAATTGGATATTGGCCAATTGATGCAATCCGTCCAGTCTATCACCCAATCACTTCCTTCAGACCAATTGGCCGCCCTCCAACCACTGATGCAAGGAATGGGCGCTCCAATGCCAGACTTGCTGCAAACGCCGCAAGTTGTTGCAACGCCACACCAGGAACAAATCGCCAATCATGGAAGCAATGGAAGCAATGGAAGCAATGTGAGAGGGGGGAAGAAGAAAAGAAAGAAAAACAAACACAGAAAAAAGAAAGGCAAACCCTGACTACAGTATTTACAAATTCCAATTCGAAATTTGTAAAAGACGTTTTTTCTGAGGTGTAACAAAATTACGATGGAATCAACAACCAAACAAAATTCATACGCCAGGTTGCTGAGCCAAGCGGATACTGTTGTTACAAGCTATGATGGAACGGATGCAACGCAGACCATCTATACGCTTACCGATGCAGATTTTTCCAGTATGCTAAACGGAAATTTCATGGTGGTTCAAGCGTTGCCTTCTTCTTCTCTTCAATCCGGAAATTACGTCAATGACGGGGCTTATTTTGGCGACACTAATCAACCTCAACCCGACAACCCCCTCGGCTTCGATAACCCTTACCCCGGCGTTAGGATGGCTGGTATTTATTTCGATTCGCCCGCCCAAGCGAACACGACTTCAATTTCAGAAGGAGAATCGGGGGTGGCAGCTGGAGGTTGGAGACGAGGCAGGTTGGCCGCATCGCCGCCCGTCAGCGATATGGACTTTACAGTTTCGGGAAATATTACCGAGTCTTTAAACAATTCCCCTGTCGATTCTCAGGGTCGGACGCCCGGATATAGACTCCAGGGATACGGCATGAACGTCCCCGCTCAACGTTGTTTCGTCACGAATCCGTTCGGGACTCAATCTTCCAATGTAATTGCCCGGCACGAACATTCGGCGATTCAAATGACCGACTTTGGACTTCCCTTTGCCAGCGCCAACACCAACATTTTGGATATTACTGCCCCAAACGCTGGCGTTTTAAGTTTCATCATAACCGCGGGGGGGAACAATTGGAATGTGGGACAAATTTGCGAAACAACCACTGCCGGCGGCGGCACCGGGCTCCGATTCAAAGTTGTTGAAGTTTCAAGATTTAACAGTGAACTGGTGAGCGCCGTTCCTATTAATGTGGGATCCGGCTATGCAGTGGGTGATCTGGTTGACATCACTCATCCGGTGCCGGGGCCGGGCGATGATGCGACAATAAGGATTACTAGCGTAAGCACTTTGGGCGCCAGTTATGGCGGAGATCTATCAGGTGTCCATATTCATCCAACTAGTAGGGGACGGCAACCACAGTTAGTCGTTGGTGGGGGGACCAATATATTGGATGGTTACGCCCCGCGCCCCCAAGCTCCTCAGCAAACAGGTGGCGCATCAAACGGGCTAATCTTTGCCGACTTCCGAAATTCCAATGGTAGATGGGATCCGGGCATTCCCGTGGGGGGATACACGATAGTTTTCGGAAACCGCTACAGACCCTTCACAATTTTAACAAACGTTGAAGGTGTTAGCAACATCCAATACACAAGAAGCGGAGCTGGTGGAGGGCCCTTCACCGACGCTTTCACATTTGAGGGGCCGCCGCCAGGCCTTCAAGCTCAACTAGTCGGCTTGCCCTATTCCGGAAGTGGAGGGCCCTTCAACTTTTGCTTGGGAGATCAGTCGGGACCCACATTGTTGAATAATAATGATGGCGAAAGAAACATGGGGACGATCGGAACCGGATCCCTGTCTTACTCCGAGGCAACCCAACTGTATACATTCACAGTTAACAAGCCGATGGGTATTTTGGAGTTACCCGACAGCAGCTTAAGAGGACCCCTTTTAATAGATTTCGGCCGTTACAACAGAAACCGGTTTATACTACACTTGGGAGACGAACCAATCCAAAACCACTCTCTTTCAGTGGGAGATTTCTCCATGGGAAATGCGGATCGCCTCCACAAAGTCATTTGGGGAACAAGAGCCCAAGATTCGCCCCGTGAAGACAAATCGGCAATCTTGTCAATAGTGCCGACGCCGGGAGCCACCCTTTCACCCCTTACATTGATTTGCACCAATCCGATCGATCCCGTTACTGGGCGTCCAATTTCCCAGTTCAGCGAAAATTCTTACGTGAATATTATACCATCCACGACTCAGATATTTGAAATAGATTCCGATGGAAATTATGTTGCAGGTTATGGTAACAGTTTGTTGTTGGCGGGAGCTGGATCAAATACAGAACTACCATCGATCAAAATTTTGGTGCAGTGGATCGGCTTTTGGGGAAAGATATTTTTCACACCGGTTGATCTCGAGACGTGGCCGTGGTAACTCGCTGAACGCATTTTACATTTTTATACTCTTACACGGATGTGTATAAAAATTTTACTTTGTTTATAAATTTAATAATTTACAACGACCAAGGCCACGTCCAACCTCTTTCTCGGCCGGTGCCGTTCAAAGTCGTTCCATATTTTTCTTTCCTTGCGGAGCGCCTCGGCGTGCAACCACTAGGATCGCAGCGACAACTAGCGCACCTTTGACCAATTTTTCAACGTGTTTCATGTTTGCTATTTATTACGTAATTTATGCAACTTTTTTCCGGGACGAACCAGCTCTTCGGCCATTTTTTCAAATGTCGATGTCAAGCGATTTCGTTCCCATCCTCGGTCAAGCGAAGATGCCGCAAAATGTGCCAGTGAGATGGGCCAATTTTCCAGGGGGCCCAATGACACCACTGCATTTTCATGTCTCACCCAATCAATAGATTCTCTGACCGTATTCCACCCAAATGTTTGGATAAAAAACTGCCATTGCGGGATGGGGAGGGAGCGCAAAGAAACATACGGGAGATTTCTTTCGCACGGCTGAACCAACCGGTGTGAAGAAGAAAAGCCGAAAAAAAGATTGTCTTCCAAGAGAACAATTCCTGCATCTTCTTGGTTGTCCAACATGGCTTGGTGGGAGAAAGCAATAAGCAATTCCAATAGACTAATGCAACTGCCGGGATCTCGGGAGTATTGCATGCGATCAAAAATCAACATCAAGTTGAAGAAAAGGCGTTTCAGTGTTTTGTAAACCAACCACCGTTGCCACTTAATGTCAGCGCAAACACAGTACATTTTTTTTCGGTGGTCGGTCCCGGGACCATTTAACGCCAAGGAATGTTCCAAGCCTTTGATCCTGTCAAGAGCGCCACAATATTCAAACACCATGGATTGGATGATGGATGATACACTCATCGACATGGTTTAAACAATGTCCTTCGAACTTGGGTACCGTTGCCGTTGCCCGGACCAATCGATTCTGGTCTCCCGGCAAATTCCAAATTAAGAATCGCCATCCCCTTTGAAATTGAATGTTTTGTGTTTATTGCATCAAGATGCGATTGGTTTTCAATTCGTGTTAAGACCGGTTCACGGAATGAAACGATGTGGAGGAATGTGTTGCGACTGGTGAAAATTGTGTCGGATGCTATTTTTAAATCCATGGCACCATATATTTCAATGGATGATTTGCATTTGAGTTTTTGGTACTTCCGGTGGCGGGCGGCCAAAAATGTACCAAGTTTCTTCTGGAGGTAACCTTCAAATGCCCGACCGAAGAGGAGCAAGGAACAAAGCATTTTCTCAAAATTTATGTCACCAACGCTAACATGCCGGGCAATCTCATCGACCTCCCTCAAAACATTGCTTTGAAATTCAATGATTGCTTCTCTTTGCTTCTTCTTGTTGTAATATTTTGCCATGACACTGCGTGCTGTTTCTACCACGGCTCTCAAAATTCTCAATCTTGAATAACTGCTTTGGACATGCATCTCAAACTTGGCAAACTGTTTCAGAAAAATTTTGTAGTAGTTCAAAAGTCCTTCATCCGATTCCCCCGGCCCTCCGGCGGTGATTGGCAATTGAACCAGCGATGTCAAAATGTCCACGGCATAGGCATCATATTTGTAGAAGAGCTCGGAAATTTCTTTCTTATTGGCCCGATGCAAAAAATTCAATGCTTCATTACCGATTGATTCCTCGTCGTTCAAATCCCATCCACAATCAAAATCCACGTCCAGTTCCTTGAAAGTTGATTTCACAAATTTGCGTAACCTCATGACTTCCTTCGTTTTTCGATGTCTCATCATCTGGCTGCTTACTGAGCAAAGGAATAATTTCGTGTCAGCAAATTTATCCATCGCACACGAAACAAAACCTACATTTGTATGGGCAAGGGACTGATACATCGGTCCATTGTCGATCGTGTCAATATAACTGAAACCAAAATCTATGATGGACGGAATATATCCAAACGTCGGCAATGCAAATGCGTTGCCGCTGCCATCATGAATGACAAAAACAAGATCGGGGTCACATTTCTTCATCAAAATATTGCTCGTGTGAAGGTCGTAATGGGTGAATCCCACCTGCTTGAAGGCGCAATACAAACTGGTCATGATTATTTTGATCGAAGCTATGATCGTTTTAACGCTGACTGTATCCTTTTTCTTCTTGATGATTTTGGACAGAGAATATCCCGGAATATACTCGTAAAAAAGAACCAATTTTTTAACTGCTCTCTCGCACTTCTCCCATGGATGTTTTGCGCGGCTGCTCGGATTGACGGGGTAAATTCCACTTTCAACCAACCGCGCAAACACAGGATTTTTCACTTCGTTCAATCTGCTGGCGACTACTTTTTCGTGTTCCATCAAAAAATCAATATGCTGGCTTACCTTATAGACTAGCCGAGTGCCGGTTTCCTTGTTTTCAACCAATCCGGCGAAACCCTGCTTCCCTCGTTTAAATGGACGAATGTGTCGGTAGGACGTATTGCATAATAGATCATCTGACATTGAAATAAATTTTATTTCAAGCCTGAACCTTTTAAACTATGTGTGCAATGCAACGATTGAACGAAATCGATTTACCGGCATTACACGGCACCGCCGGTAAAACAATCATGGTGGACAACAAAAGTAACGTCCCACGCCCCCCCAGAAAGTTCCAATTCAACTTCGACGATATTCCCGTCTCCACACGCACATTCACTGCGTCATCCAATCTTTCGATGGACATTGAAAAAATTGCCAAAATTTTGCCCGTCGTTGACCCGAACACGCAATTACCCCGGCGGAAGAAAAGAACGCAGCGGCCACCTCCCGAACGGTGCACCTTGGAACCAGGAACAATCATCAATGTTAATTATATGGGAGTTGTCAGGGGCGCAACACTCAAACATAAGAAATCCTCGAAGCGGTGGTTTCGAAATTCATTTTCCATTGTAGTTTATCTTGACAAGTTCATCAATTTTAAAATATGTTCAAACGGCACTTTCCAGATCACCGGAGCATTGCATTTTCAACATGCAGTCGGTTGCATCAAAAGCGTGTGGGGCGCCATCAAGCACGAAAAACGCCTTTATTCATTTTCAGACGGCGGCGAAACATTGAAATGCTTGATTATCCCAGCAATGCGCAATCTTGATTTCAACTTGGGTATCAAAATCAACCGTGAGTCTCTTGATGAATTTGTGAGCACGCGGCACCAAAATTATCATTGTTTGCTCGAATCTTCATTCGGCTACACGGGCCTCAACGTCAAGAGGAAAATCACGACACCCATCGAAAATCTCCAAATTTTGAAGGTGCATTTGACACCACAGGAAAACGACGATGAATGGGTCGGTTCGACAACGCGCTACAAGGAATATCTTGATCTCCTCCCTACCAAATTGAGACAAACCAAATTGGACCACGTGAGGTACAACACATGGCTCATTTTTCATTCGGGGAAAATTATTCAATCTGGATTGAGCGAAGGCTTTATGAAAGACCATTTCAATGATTTCATTGATCTGATCAATGAGGCCCACGCGGCTGGAAAATTGGAAGAAGTTCTGGACACATCGCCCATCCAACAAGCATAATACATTACATACATTACATACGGATTCCGTATGTAATCAACCGCTTCCTCACTTTGCAGCAGTCTTCTTGGCTTTGTGGAGAATGCCATTTATCTCCCGTGAAATTTTGCTGATTGTTATTTCAGACAGACTAGTTTTTTTGGCGAACTCTTTCAACGTGATTGCGATTTTCCGCCGCTGGATCCAAAAATAAATCAAACCCGAGGCTATCGAATTGGGCCTGGCCCGATTTAAATTGCTCGAACGATTTTTTATCTTTTCGTGGAGAGCTATAACTTCCGATACTTGTTCCTGGGTTGCTGAGAAACCGCTCATGATGTCTCGGATGAGATGTTTTGCGGTGATATGACCGCCGCGGAGGATGGGACTATTTGAATTAAGCGTTACGTGTTTTAACCCTTTCAATCCCGATTTCCGTGTCAGCTTGAACAATTTAATCAATTTTTCATGGGTTTGAGGTTGTCCAATGGATTTGTAGGAGTGAAAAACGCAGGCGAAAATAATGGCTCTCCTGCAGTTTCCACGGTATATGTTGCCCTTTGAAACATCAAGATACAAATCATTGGCCATATTGATTACCCGTTTTGAAAATCCCAAACCCATTACGTCCTTATAAATGTTTCGATCATCACTTTTGCGCAATTGAACGCGCGTCGGATCTTTCTTCTGATCCGAGTAATTGCGCCATTCCTTTTCATGGAGAACATTCTTTTTCAAAATTTCACCGCATGTAACGCAAGTTGAAATCCCTGTTCTCACTTCAACTTTGGGGTGGTGGCAGTCCTCTGCGCCCCCCGCCAGCGTCCGGTCGCGTTTTTGGCATTGAACGTTATAATTTTTCAGTGCCGCGTGGAATAAATCAAAGTTTTGTTTTTCACCCATTTCACTACATGAACCCGCGGATTTCTTTAAATTAGTTTCCATTGTTAATTTGTCAAGACTACATCCGCCGTCGCCGCCAATCGATTTCGTGATTGGGAAAAGATATTTTTCTCACCGGTTGATCTCGAGACGTGGTAACGGAATGAAATCGATTTTCAAAATACAATTAAGCGTTGCACTAAAACAATGACAAAACAGTGCTCAAAATGTAAGAAGACCAAAGAGACAAGTTGCTTCCACAAGGATTCAACAAGGAAGGACGGTCTTCGGTCGCGGTGCAAACCGTGCAGGTCAGAATACAAAAAAAAATGCCATGAAAAACGCAAGAAGAATCGTCTCGAAGAAATGGATCTGCCGGAAGGACAAAAACGGTGCGCTCGCCCGACTTGCAACAGAGTACTTCCGTTATCGCATTTTCAAAGCACCGTGAATCGTCGAACGAAACCAACGACGACGTGCAAGAAGTGTCGCGCGATCCTGAAAAAAGCTGAGGCGAACCCAACTACTAAAAAGGGAAAGTGCAAGGCGTGGTGGATTAACTGGAAGCAAACGAATCCCTGTGTCATGTGCGAGGAAGAGGGCGAAAATTGCATCTATCCACGCGATTGGCGACTGATCCAAGCAGACCACATCGAACCGAAAGCAGAACGGAAGAAAAGAACGGGCGAGGAAGGACACGGCTTAAGCGACTACCCGTGGTGGTCGTGTCCGAAAAACGGCGGTGTGGAAGGAATGAAAGAAGAGGCTAAAAAATGTCAGGCGCTGTGTATTTTTCACCACAAAATCAAAACCAAAGAAGAGCGTAAGGAACAAACCCGGCGAAACGTAATTGAAAAACTTAACATCGTCAATGAAAAGAAATGTGAACGCGGCGGATGTTTGAATTGTGAAAGAGCGTGCGTCGAAGGCAACGAGCACCTGTTTGATCTAGACCACCGCGATGAAAACAATAAAACGATTAATGTTAGCTGGTTAGTCAATAAATCTTGGCCCGATTTTAATTCACAGCTTCCCTTGGAACTCGCCAAGTGTGATTTGTTGTGTTGCGGCTGTCATTGGATCAAGACCTATTATTAATTTTTATACTTTCAAAAGGTATAAAAACGCATTTTACACCTTTTGAAATTTGTAAAATTTTTACATTGTTTATAAATTTAATAATTTGCAATAACTCAAATCGACATCACTTTGGCTTGGCGGCGGAGCTTTTGGGATCGAACAACCTCGTTCCCAAAATCGACACGAGCACAGCCATTGCCACCCCTCCCCCCACGGCAGCAAATGCAGCATGAGGGGACGGGCTTAGGCTGTTGGGAAGAACTTCATAATCAAATCCCAGAAAAGGCAATGTGTTAACAATTTTATAAAGAAATCCGGCAGATTCATTGAAAAAGGGACCGCGCTTATTGCCCGGATTTAAATCGCCGCTGACATTAGGTCCGTCGTGACTGTTTTTCCAAACACAATTTTTGCTTGAAAATTCTGATTTGTATTGATCGCACATTTTCATCGCTGTCAAACTATCCCGAGGCACCCCTTTTTTCGCCGAGGCCCATTTACATCCAACGGGACATATATCTTTGCTTAACTTATCGTAGCAGGTAAAATCGGGGGTAGGTGTGGCTGTTTCGATCGAGAGAATTGCATCACTTGGTATTTTAATAAGCAGCTTATTGGAACCGTCATGGATTTCAATCGCCTTGTTGTCATCAACAACAACATCAGAATTGACTTTGATTAGAAAGCCAACGAATGTGGTCGCACCTCCGCCACCGGACTTCTGGCCAAGCAAGCGAATCACAGTGCCCTTGAGTTCTTCATCCTGATAGACTACGGCTCCGTCCAGCGGCGGTCTTGTGAACAACCAGTTTAAGTTAGCACAAGTTGCGCATTCATTTACAAGCGACGGGGCTTTCTCGTCTCCTTCAAGGGGGATCTTGATGGAATATCCGCTTTTTATCTCCACTTTTTTGTAAGTTTCCGTATCGTTATCAATAATGCAAGACTGAGGAGCATCCGCGCCGTCCGCTACGTTGACGCAACAAGGATTAGAAACTAAATTTGGAAGGCCGCCGCTTCCATCTCCTGGTGCATGACGTACTTGCACCACGCATGCCGATTTTTTATTTTTGCACTCCTTGTAAGGATTGGCTAGTGCCAACACTCCAAGTAACGCGACTAAGCCACCAAAAATAGCGGCCTTTCCCACGGCTGCCGTGACAAGGCCGAAACAAATAATAATTGCTATCATTATTTTTCCTAGTGTATCTTCCTGGGTTGCTGTTGCTGTTGCGGACAATGTTTGCTTCATGTCTTGGACGGACTGGGCGGCTTGGAGGGTATCGGCGATGGTGGTGGCGACGCTGTCGAGGTCGGACCGTTGGATAAATCTAACGCCCTCGCCAATGTCAGAAAAACTGGAACCCTCACACACGATGTTTTGGGAGCTGACGCCTGTGCTCTGGAGCTGGTTTGAAATAGCACTTTGGATATCGGTGGATAAATTAGTGTAATTTTGGACCAAACTGTTGGCCGTGATATCTCCGGGATTTAAATTTAGATTTTGACCGGCGGCCGAGGCGGCCGCCGACAACTTTTGAGACAAGGTGTTGGAGGATATTTGGTCCGTCGAGGCTTTCTGTTGGGACCTTAATACTTTGCTGCTGTTGCACATGTTCTGGATAGTTAGTCCGCCCCTCACATTTGTAAAGTTGCAATTTGTAAGCGAGATGTTTTGGTTGCAAAATTGGGAGTCGCTTAGATTTTGGGATGCTGAAAAGTCTTGCTTAATGGTTTGTTTGACCGCATTGCTAATTTCACTGCTCGATTCAGTATTTCCCATTTCTTTCTTTCTTTCTTTCCAACAAAGAAAGAAATATGTCCATTAACGTGAAGGTTTACAATCCCGATATGTCAACCTCGTTTGATAATATGGATGCCGGAATTTTTAGCAAATATTTCACGGCACAGATGTGCCAGGGCGACAGCAATGTGGGGGAGACCACACAATACGAGTCACTTGTGACTGATGACTGCAGTGGAACGTGCGACTCGGAATTGTCAATCGATAACAATGGAAGCCCTGTAAAAATCTGGCGGGTGTGTCCTCAGGCCCGCTATTCTTTGGGCACCTTCGGTGCGCAATCCGCGACTGCATTGTGCATGAAAAACACCACGGAGACGCAAGCAAAGTGGTGTCCGCCTCTCCAGAGCATTGATGGAACACATGCAGAGGGTGTTGTCAATTCGATTCACGCACGTCTCGACGGTTTTAACGACGGTTGCCGTGATGACTGCGCTTGCAATGAGGATGCCGAGGGCCTCGATCGTGCAGATCAGCGATTTTTGAAACAAAAAGATAACAACAATGCACCCAGACGAGCAACATGTCAGTATGATTCGACTGCTTTTCCAACGAAAAAACAAGTTTGTAAAAGCGTCGAAACCGACGGCAACGGCAATGAATATTGCACCCAAGGCAGGATATACATGGACAATCACACGGTGCTTAGAAACTATTGTTGGCGCCAAGACGATGAGACCAATGGTCGCCCCCGCGCAGTCACCGATACCATTTGCACACCCCTCAGAAAGAAAGTGTCCGACTATAATAATCAAATTCGCAATTGGTGCACCTACAAAGATGTGTTGGGTAACAGCATCAAAACCGACCTGCTGAACAAATTGGAAACTGACACACCTTGGATTTTTGTCCCGACATCTTTTCTGCGACAGTGCCAACTGAAACCCGAGGATTCCTTGTTAGTGGGCGCCGACAAGCATGATGGTGAAATTGTGAAGGTCATATCAATACATGTCCTTCGGGATGATGATTTCGAGATCAGTAAAATAGAAGATCAGAAGGATTTCATGCAAGTGACAGGAAAAGATGGATCCGATGCCAAGGTGAAAATTGATGTCCCATGCCCGCAAAGTCTTCTGCCGAAATGCGATTGCAGTCATATGTCTGCTGTTGATGATCCGGTGGTAGTCAAAGATTGCGTTCTGGGCCCCGGGCCCGAAGACATTGCGGACGCGGTATGTGTGCCAAGGTACAAACGCTGTGGGACAACCCGGTGCGAGGCCATGCCCAAGGGTGCACACTGGTGCATCATGGAAGCCAAAAATTTAATTGGCAATGACTGCGATATTGGCATTGGCAGCGATCGGGACAAGAGTAAGAATGAGATTCTCAAATGTCCTCCTTTTTATAGCGACAAATATCATGAGTGGCAACAGACGTGGCCGGCAGACAACCAATGGTCCCGCGATTGCAAAGCTCGGGAAGTTGCATCTCCAATCACAATAACTTTGGGAGAAAATACAGAGAAATGCGTTAGATCCCGTGTTTCCATGGTTCGCGTTGCCCGGTCGGCAACATCCAAAACTTTTCCCATTGGAACGAACATTACATACCACGGAGGTCGCAGTGGATGCGATTGTTATGATTACGTCAATGACGCTGATGATAATACCAGCACCATGTTGAAAACATTGAACTCCAGTCTGGGGAATCCAGGCATGCACTGCATTGCGCGGCCATGCATGAATCCCAATGATCCAAGCACCAACACAAATTTAGTTTTGGCAACTGACAAAGATATGATTCGGGATGTTGACGGGAATTTGACGAGCATATACAAAAGTTGTCCCCCCCCCACGGGATGTACTGTCATAAATGTTTTGACAGGTAATCATTTTAACAATTCGGACGTCAATATGGAATCCAATATTAATTGTGATATGAATGACGAAAACCAATGCCAAGGACTGCCGGAGGAAACCTGCAATACTGTTGCAGGAGTTGCCCCTAAAAAGGCGGAATGTGATGGCAAATCCCGGAATGATTGCGACGCTGATCCTCGGTGCGCCTGGAACGGCGAGAAGTGCTCCTCCATTGACACTCAATACAAATGTAGCTGGGTGAAAAATAGCGATGGTGCTTCATGCCTGCAAAAACCCAGGTGCAGCGTCGAGGAATGCGATTCCACACAAACCTGCAACAACGCAACTGGGCTGTGCGAAGATGCTCCTTCGCCGGACACCGGACCAGAACCAGAACCAGTGATTGACACCGGACCATCGGACACCAAACCATCGCCGGCAGCAAAGGGGGGCGCCTGGGTCTCGTCGTTGTGGAAATGGTTGGAGAAACATGGCACCGTGGTCGCAGGGGGAGGATTGGTAGTGTTGTTATTCGTGGTTGTGGTGTTGCCATTGTTTTCTAGTCGCTAATAAATGACCGAACAATGGCTCAAATCGCTTGAAGGCAAGAAAAGCATCTTTGAACATGATCTAGACCGGAGGGACGATGAAGAACGATGGATTGAAACGCAAGAGTTATTCGGGGAACGACTTAGCCGGATAGAATGGGAAACTATTGGAAAACAAAGTGGTTATGGTCCAACACCCCATTCAGATGTATCTCTGGAAATAATGGAAGAATACATAAAAAATAGACAGAAACGCAAGCCGTCGCCTCGAAAGAAAAAACGCAAGCCATCGCCTCGAAAGAAAAAACGCAAGCCATCGCCTCGAAAGAAAAAACGCAAGCCATGCAGATCTGACCAACGTCGCAGTTCTGCGACAGGTCGATGCCGTCTGAAATCACCTCGAAAGAAAAAACGCAAGCCGTGCAGATCTGACCAACGTCGCAGTTCTGCGACAGGTCGATGCCGTCTGAAATCACCCCGAAAGAAAAAACGCAAGCCATGCAGATCTGACCAACGTCGCAATTCCGTAACAGGTCGATGCCGCTTGAAATCGGTCCGCAAAAAATAAATTACACAGTGATCAAACCGGAAACGTTGTTTTTAATTCTCCCGAATTAAAAAATGACCTTAACTCAATGTAACGCAATGTAACGCCTTAATAATCCCCCAACCTCTCCCATTTTTCGCGGACCAGATCAAAACACCAAAAATTGTCAATTTCTTTTCTGTCCAACGCCGGTTTTTCGAACATTCTAAGAGTGTTTTCCACATGTCTGATTGCCGAGGCATCTCTTAAACTTCCAGCGCTACGATAATACTCCCTCACGACTCCGGGGGGTACACCATTTCCCACCAAGAACAAGGTCAGTTTGTGTCTTTGGGCAAACTTCAAATGGTCCGACACCAGAATTCTTCGGAAATCTCGGTCTTTGCCAACGCGAGTATTCTTCTGGAAAGAACATATTTTTTCAGGCCAATTCAAAGGATTGCCCACTAAATCGCTGATTAACGAATGGCAATCTATGAATTTGTTCCCCCGCTTTTTCCTAAGATGACTTAACTCTTTCAAATATAGAGCCTTGCATCTATTTGTTTCAATCTCGTGGTTGCTTCGTCTCGGTTGCATTTGTTTGCATGTCGTTGTTTTCCTCGGGCAAAGCCGATTTTGTTTTTCCGTTGCCATGCATTATTTTGAAGCTCAGGCCAATGTAATCAGATTTTGCTTGTATTGTAGATTTTCCCTTTTCTTGGTTCCATGCATCCCATTTGGCGCATGCCTCGAACTGGAAGAACCAAGGGCGCGGTTTTAAATTGTCACCCAAATAACCCTGCTTCATTAATCCATAAAGCTTTAATTCTTCCTCTCGCGTCATTTTGCTCGTATATGATTCCATGTCTTCCACCGCTTTTTCAAATCTTCTGATCAATGCCATCATATTTTTCACTTTACTTTACGCCAACACAGAAATTACACAATCATTTAAAACTATAACCCAAGACAACAAACATCATGTCAAACTATAAAAGCTACAACGAACTTCCCACTTCATCCCTTTACCAATTTGACGGCCCCCCCTGCCACAAAGTTTTGAACATTCCCGAGAAAAAAAAGTTGATTGGGACCCATCGCATCTGCATTTTCAAAATCGGTGCTCAATGGTGCGGCCCGTGTAGAAAAATTGCCCCTTACTACGACGAAATGGCACATCACATGAATCGTCCAGGCGAACTTTTTTTAGCGCGAGAAGATTTTGATGATGGGTTATCAGCAAATGTCCACTCAGTGCCTGCATTCGATTACTATTTCGAGGGCCGCAAAGTTCATCGTCAGACCGGTGCCGATTTGGAAGAACTAAAGAAAAACATTTCAATTATGATGGAGCGAAATCGCAATCAGTAGTCGTCGTTCCTTGTTTATCGCCGTCGTCGTGTTTAATCGAGCCGTAAGTTGTTGTTGCAAATTCGGCAAATCCAGCGGGTGGAACCACGTCCGCGTTCAATATCCTTTGTGAGCTTGAAATTGCTAACTCGCTATGCAATGGAAATTTGCTAATAAACTGATTTTTGTATTCTCCAACAACTTCCTTGATGGAATTTTTTCCGGCTTTCCAAAGCTTGGAGGCTTTGACATCCGTTATCATTTTTCCATATGAATTTTTGTACTTGAATTTTTTTCGTGCGACGTCGGTGCAAATGTACCTTGTTTCATTTTCATTGTTTAAAATTGACATCAGTGCGGCCGACGCTCCCTCACCGCCAAGCCGAAATTTATTTTCGTCGTATGCTTTCCTCACGTTTTCAACGGTGAGAATATCAGAAAAGTCGGTCGGGGTCAGTGAAACAATATTGTTTGTGATATTAATTGTTTTGGGCGCTTGCGAGCATCTTAATTCGGCATTTTCAAGTTTCAGATTTGATATTTCGGCTTTGAGACAATTCTTTGGTCTATTGTTAAGATGTCGGTTTAAATACCGTCCTGATGCAAACGCCGCCGAACAAAACTCACAAGAAAAATTCGGCTCTTGAAGGTCGATGCAATATTGTGGAGGGTTTTTGACGTGGCGGATTAAGTTGGATTCCTTTGAAAAAGTGGCATTGCAATGGCCGCATCTGAAGAAGGGCTGCCGTTCTTCGCATTCTTCCTTGACGTCCTTGACGTCCTTGACGTCCTTGACGTCCTTGACGTGCTTGGCAATGCATTTTTTAGGAGGGTTTTTGACGTGGCGGTCAAAGTTTCCTTTCTTTATAAAAGTGGCATTGCAATGGCCGCATCTGAAGAAGGGCTGCCGTTCTTCACATTCTTCCTTGACGTCCTTGACGTCCTTGACGTGCGTGGCACTGCATTTTTTAGGAGGGTTTTTGACGTGGCGGATTAAGTTGGATTCCTTTGAAAAAGTGACATTGCAATGGTCGCATTTATAGACCATATTATATTGTTGGTTGGTTTCCTTGTAATAAACAAATCTTTAAATTTAAAGCAATGAGTGCCTTGCTCCCAAATTTGCTCCCAAAATTTCTCCCGAATGATAAATTTTAAGGCAATGAATGCCTTGCTCCCAAATTTGCTCATAAAATTTATCATTTATGAGCAAATCGTGAAAAACGTGTTTTTTTTTTAAGGCAATGAATGCCTTGCTCCCAAATTTGCTCATAAATTTGCTCATTTATGAGCAAATTTGGGAGCAAGGCATTAAAACCCTTCAAAACACAAAAAAAGACATTTTTCATCTTTCCAAATGATAAGGGTGTTTTTTTTAAGGCATTAACACCCTTAAAAAACAAACGAATTTTTCAAGAAAAATTTCTATCTTGAAAAGATAGAAAATGGCGGTTTTGGCAGATTGCAGGCTGATTGAAGGCATGGATCCCAAAAAATGGTCGCTCATTTGGGAGCAAAAAAAAATGTGTGTGCAGAGATTTCTTACATCCGTCGCCATCGTTCGTTCGCTGACAACGTCGTCGTCCGCCATCGTCATCGTTCGTCAGAAAAAAAATAACTTAGACAATGGAACAGCGAGAAACTTGCTCCATCCAATAATGTCAAGCACCCGAACATGATGAAGATTGGTGGAAAAGTGCTTAGTCCTAAAACACACAAGCCATCAAGACTGGGTGGTCCTTCTGCATATGAAGCAATTTTAATACTGTTGGAAAAAAATATGTGTGCGCAGAGATTTCTTACATTCGTTCGCCATCGTTCGTTCGCTGACAACGTCGTCCGCCATCGTCGTTCGTTCGTCAGAAAAAATCTCTTCATGGGTCAAAAATTTTTAAAACCACCCACGTCCACGAAAGGCCTTTGACGTTTTTCCTGGCTCATGAATTAAGTCCTGTTCCCTTGGTCCAATCCGACGCATCTGAGTTACACGACAACAATTCGGCGAGACCGGCAACGCGAGACGGCTGGGGCCAACGCGACAACCAAAAGAAACGCGAGAAATGCAAATCCCATGTAGAGAATTAGGTTATCATCATCTTGTGTCATAGTCTTTGCTTTATAATTATCACCAAAGTAATTTAAGCAACAAGTAAAGTAAAGTAAAATGGGTGTAAGAGCAATCGAATATGTTATCAAAAGAATAATGCAACAATTTACGACAACCCAATTATTATTGGGGTTTGGAATTATCATTGCCATTGCTTTTCTTTTTAATTGGTGGAAAGGGAACGATGGAAGCTATAACAGAACCTACATAATTCCATCTGCCGTTGCGCCAGAAGAGCCGCTCGTCGGACAACGCGCGAATTGGCAACGGGGCAAATTCATTTCAAAAGGTGAGAAGGAATGCAGAAGAGTACTCGAAATGTATTATAAAAAACCATTTCCCAACGAGCGGCCGTCGTTCATGAAGAATTCTGTTACGGGAGCCAAGTTGGAGTTGGATTGCTACAATCCGGAATTGAAAGTGGCGTGTGAATACCATGGCGTGCAGCACTATAAATTCACGCCACGATTTCACGAGACCAAACAGCATTTTTACAATCAGCAGTATCGCGACAAGGAAACGCGAGAGTTGTGTCGTAAGAATGGCGTGTTTTTAATTGAGGTGCCATACACGGTGAAATTGTGCGACATAGAAAAGTATATACTTAATAAATTACAAGTGTCGTGAAGAATCCGGTCAAAATCGATCTTCGTCGAGTTTCCCAAACATCGAACAAATGTCTTTTCCACCCCGTCCAAGCTTTCTTAGCCTTGACGCCAAAACCAGCTACCGCCAAAAAATAGACGACGGCGTCGATTTGCTGGCAATCCTCACAGAACAGTACAAAAGAAAAGCAATCATTGAAAACAATCCGTTTATTCTTGTAGTCTTTGGCGATGAGGCCCGGGACGTAATTTACCGATCGTCAACCGCGAGAGCGTTAGAACTTTCCGCTGAACTTTTCCGACGGGGTATTCTAGCGGTGACTCGATCTTTAACAATGTGCGATTGTTTTGGTATTACCTACGGAAGAGTCATTGAAAATTTGTGCCACAAAATTACAGAGTCCCGGCATTTTGGCGTAGCAACGCCGGATGAATTGGAATTTGTGCACCGAATCAACACGACATGCACACAACTTCCACGCCAGAAACAAATGGGGGTCCTGCGCAGTGCAGTTGTCACCGGCTTATGGGAAGCAAGCGGCTGCAAAAATGGGGGACCCCTTGAATCTTCCACCGTTGACCCTCCGCCTCCGGGTCCGGGCCACGGAAACCACGATGACAGCATATTCTCGCGTTTGCTGGACCAATACGTCATTCCGGTCCTGGAAGAAACAGACCTTGAAAATCTGGAAGATGAAGATTACGAAAGTTTGAGCAATTTGGTGGATGTTCCGATAGTTGCGACGGCTGCCGATTACGCCGATAATGTTGAAATTTCATGCGAAGTCGATGACCAAACCATTTGTATTATTTGCACGGGATTGCATGATTCCGACAAACACAATCGGAGTTTGAACGAGCTGGTGGTCCGGACAAAGTGTTGTGGAAAATTTTTTCATGACAAATGTCTTCGCCACGCCGTGTGCTATGTGGGACCGCCCAAGTGCCCCATGTGCCGTCATGATTTCAGGAGCTGTGTGGACGGACCCCCGATTCCAGAAACCCCGCCAGGAACCCCGCCGGGAACACCGCCCCGTGCGCCGTTGGAGATTCGTCGTTTTATCGAGGGACTATCATCAGGCGAAATTCAGTAGGGAGGAACCAAATGCGGAGAAGTTTCAAATACCAAATTTTTGAAATCACCCCACATTTTTTTCTCGTCAAAACAAACTTTAGGGTAGCTTTTGTGGAGCATTTCCAAGAACGACACAAACAAGCATTTCAAATCCGAATCGTAGTAATCTTGCCATGTTTCTTGCGTGGCCTCGATATAACAATCAGGCCAATGTGATTGGGGTCTCACATAAAAATTCCCGTAAGTTTTTTCGCGAGCCAATGGCCAAGACAACCTATGTTTTTCCGTATCCAGTGGGTCGGTATTTCCAACGTCTTTGACGGGACTGTTGTCCCGGCCGACGGACGGTAAAGATGCAGCTTTTTTGAAATCCATTTATATTATCCAATCGTATGTTTAAATGTAAACAAATAAAGTCGGACGAAGACAAAATCGATTTGCACGTGACATTTTTTCCATCACCAAACACGCAACACCATGCCAGAGACTGGTAGCAAGAAACAGCAAACAATTCCCGATTACTTTCGACCCCGTTCAGAATCCCCGGAGGACGACGATGCCCCGGCGCCCTCGCCCGGCCGGGACAGCGGCGGTTTTACGCGGCGGTGTCCGGGATGTTCAACAAAACTTGGCATTGATTGGATGAGCCAGTATTGCAGCAGATCTTGTATGTATGGAGATATCTATTGAAACAATAAATTGCTTTTGAATTTTTAAAATTTACACGGCGAGTCACAAATTTTAAAATGCATATTCGAAAGGATCATCTTCCATCCCATGATTGAGAAGTGGATTCATTTCTTCCTCGGATGCCGTTGCCGCATCTGTTGGGCAAGGTTCATAAGCCCCGGCGTCGGACGCGGTGTTGATCGCTTCCCCCATTTGGCGGTACCCCGATGAAAACAAATCCAGTTTTTCGCTCCCCTTAAAATTGAAGTCGAAAAAGGTGTATTTTTTTTCAGTTTGTAGTGTTACGACTTTGGTGCTGTCTCGTGTGCGTTCCACTGCGAAATTTGAAGCTGTCGTCATAGGCAATGTCAGAACTCTGTAAAAAAATTGGATGAATGAATCCTCGGCAAAATTGGATTTGCCGGATCGCGTCCGAATCGCTAAAACTTTCTTGCCGAGCGATTCCGCCTGGGACAATGGAAAATTATTTCCGACACCACCGTCAATGTAGTGTTGGGAATTGTATTCGTAATTTTCAAAGACGAAAGGAAGATTTGAAGACATGCGAAGAGCAACGAGGGCTGGCAGCGACGGATGTGTGAGGGGTGATAAAACTTCTGTTTTTTCGAGGGTTAGATTGTAGGTAATTGCCACCAGAGTTTTGCCAAATTTGTGTTCCAGTTCGCCCAATGTGGGCAAAAATCCAATTTTTTGTATGGTCATTCTTTCGAGCAGTTCTTGTAACTTGGACCACGATGTTGCGCCAGTTCCATTGACCATGGCGACGAGATTGAAATGTTTCATTTTTTCAAAGACTTGATTCACACACAGCGAACAAAGCAATTCCACCGGAGAGTATCCAATGATAATGAAGTAAGAAATTATGGCACCGGCTGATGTTCCGGCGAAATATTTAATCGAAGACAATGCACAGTTGTCCTGCAATTTTTGAAGGGCACCCAAGGTAAGCAACGCTTTCGAACTCGTTCCTGCGAGGCAGAGAGTGTCATAACCAAGATAAGAAGGGTTGGCGGAAGTGTCCATTTGATTTGATCGGACAATACTTTTAAATGCGCTTACATTGCTTTCATTACTTTCATTACTTTCATTACTTTTTGGGAGGCGCCCCAACAAAGCACAAATCGTAGTGCTTCTTCAAAAGAAACAAAACCACGATGATCAAAGACACCAACACAATGTAAAGTGCGGTGTTGTCGCGGTTGTAATACGCCATACAAACGGGACAATTCATGGCATGGAGGTAGACGTCGCGACACGACACGCCGCCTTGGAACGGCAGGGGCTTGAAAATTTTCTTGCGATGTCGCTGCTTCCATGCCAGACAAAGTTCGATACATTCCATCGGAGCCAGGACGGCCACCATTATTTCTAATAAATTTTTGGAATCCTTCCTGCACATGGTGGTTCCCGTTGGGATGATGTTGTTTTTCCAATTGGTCAAGTTCGGGCAAATCGGTTAAATAGGTGACACTCGATTGCATTTTCACGTTACTTTAATTGTAACGCAGAAAAACTGCGCAAGGACCTCGTCGACGGTAACTCGCCGTCATTGACGGTAACTCGCCGTCATTGACGGTAACTTGAAATCGAACAACATTTTCTTGGGTGTGTCCGGCACCGATACATTGCATGGACGTCAGCCAAAAGACCAAAGACATAGCGCTGAGGATGAAGAACATAGCAAAAACTTCCAAACTGCAATCAAAACATTGCAGTGCTCTTATGAGAGGAACAAAAGTTTTTCACATGACGACCAATTCACGGAGAACGAAGTTTCACAGAGGCATTTTTCCCTGCGGTCATTCCGAAATTGTGTGCCTTCACAAATGGAATAATTTTTCCCGGGGGATACCGACGAAAAAGAAACGACGCCACCTTCGCAAAATGACACTGGTGGTTGTTCGAGTTACAGCGACGGGCGAATTCGGAAACTCCAAACCTTGCATAGCATGTCTCAATTTTATCAAATCATTCCAAATCAAAACCGTGGTTTATAGCGATGGCAATGGAAAATTGGTCCAAGCCAAAACTAAAGATTTGGACCGCCGAGACTGCCAAGAAACCAGCGGCTTTATCCAAGTGGGTATGCATTGCAGGCACGGGCCAATAATAAAATAATTAGCCCGTGCCTGAGTCTACTTAGGGTTAAAGATTAGCGACACCAATAGAAAGAGACACCAAGTTATAAAAACATGTCTGAGCACCAAATTTTGCAAGCATTCAAAACCAATATGATATCCTTCTTGGACGAATTGATTGATCAATTTCCGACCGAGACGGGTTTGATCGTGGCACGGGTGTTCCTCAAAGACCAAATCCCTGTTGAGACCGCAATGACAAACTTTCTGGTGACGATCGAAAAAAACGACGGTGCCGTCAAGGCGCTTGTCGAAAAAAGAGATGAAGAGTTTTTTTTAGAAAATAACATCTTTTCGTGTCCTCAGGGGTCACTTGATATTTCAAGCGTTAATTACATGCGCAAAATCTGGACCAGCGGCCTCGACACCGAAGACAAAGCCATCATTTGGAAATGGATGGACTCTTTCATCTTGCTCGCCGAAAAATACCAAAAAGTCAGAAAAAAAGAATAACTCGTCGTCATTGACGGTGGCCATTTTAATACTACAGTAGTATTAAAAACCGGTGTCTTGTCACGATGTGATTTTGTCAGATGCGCTCTTTATTTGTTCTTGGAGATGTTCCTCTTCCCCTTCTTTACTTTCACCGTCCGGATTTTCATCGGACCCAATGAGTTCAATTGAATCTTGTGGTATGGTGCAAACCATGCCATTGGTTTTGTAAACACCGAAAATCCACCGTAAAACATTCCATTCACGGACAACGTCCGGTTTGATTTGGTTCTCGAAAAAAGATCGGTGTTTCTTAGAGTTGAGAGCAACAAATCGGCCGTCGGGAGTTGCTGCGATTTGATTGTGTTCCGTTGTGAGAGCCATTTTGATGGCATCTTGCCATCCAGTGGCTTTGAAAATAAATGCGTTGTTGGAAAAACATACTATATTGTTGCCCTCCTCATGGCATACGTCGGAAATGTGATTGATGTCTTTGCAACGGACTATTTTTACAGTGATTCCATTCCGCGTCGCCGGTTCCTTCGCATTGAATGATTCAATCGCTGACTGGAAATGTGACACAGGTGAGTTGTCTGTGTTCAGAGATACATACACAGTAGTCGTTGTTTGTTTACTCACGGTTGTCATCAATGATGGAATGAAACGTCTGATTAAATCCGAACCATCTCCAGAGGCATCGGGTAGTAATACGATTCCCATTTTGAATTGCATGTTGTTGTTGTTTCAAAGGAGCAAGGTTTTAAGTTACGTTGGAGTTGCGTGAAGTTATGATACGTAAGATAAAGATGCAACGTTACACGAATTGCAATATGGCTTTTGACGAAATCCACAACTACCAAAATGTGAGACACGTCGGTTATGAAAAAGCAAGCGGCCAATACACCAATCCCGGCGCCGAAAGTTTGTTCAATGACTCCACGGGCCGATACATATCAGAACAAATAACCGCCCATCTTGGCACGGAGTTGATGGGCGGCAGACCTATTGTTGTTCCAATGTCCACAATTTGGGGAATCTTGAGTTCTTTATATCAAAACTACACTGGACATCCAGGCGGAATTCATTCCCGCTATACAATCCCCAACAATAATTTGGATGTTTACCAATCGCTTGTCAACGAAACTATAACGGTCATTGTGGAAAATGTCCGCACAAGCCTGGAAATTGATCAGATAAATGGATCGTTATCCAAGTGGGATACCATTCTGGGAGAATTTAACGATAAGGGACTGAGGTCTCATCCACCCTTGAACGGGAACATTGATGAAACCATGAATCGGGGCCAAATCCACATGCGGTACTGAAAGGAAAGGAAAGGAAAGGACAGGAAAGGACAGAATTTTGTAGTACTTGGTGCTACAAAATAAAATGGACCGGTCGGGTGTGTGTTTATGCGTGGCTGAAATGGGGCTTCATATAACTCTGAATTCGGTAATAGGTGAGGGGTGGATCGCTCGGCCCAATTTTTAGTAGCTTCTTGAGTTTGGAGTCAGCCAAAATCGTGCGACGGTCCTTGGGATCCTGCAGATCGTGTTCCTTAATATAGCTGCAAATAAATTTGGTGACGTCCACGCGAGATTTAAGTTCAGTTGGAACCCAGCCTGTAAATTTCGCCATTTCTTTGGATATCTTTACAGGTTTGAGGAAACCCGAATTGCCATTTGATCGGCGCGTGGAGCTCTTCTTCCCCAACACCCGGGACGCCTTGGTCTTCAGATTCTTGAAATCTTTGGCAAAAGTTCTAAGAAATTTAGCTTCGGGTCCACGAAGTTTATTTTCCTTGTTCCAGGTAACTTGGGAGTCGACTTCTTCGAGCATCTTTTCAAACCAGGCGAGAACCGATTCTTTGTTAGCCTTGAGTGGTCCAAGTTCTTCTCTCTTGGATGCCACGACGGGCGCCGATGTAGCCGTTTCGACGACGGTTTTCTTGGATGACACTTTAGTAGCCACGACTTTCGCGACCTTCTTCTTGCCAGCGGCAGTACTCTTTTTTGTGCTTTTGGTCACAGTTTTCTTGGAAGCAGTCTTGCGGTTTTGTTTCTTTTGGACAGGCATTGTTGTTTTTTATTGACTGTTCAAACCCTTTAAACCGTTTTGCGTCGTGGGTGCCCGGGAAAACCCTTGAGGATCCGCGCGAAATCACCTTTTACTTTAATTTTTATACTTTCAAAAGGTATAAAAACTTGACCGTCATTATCGTTTCATATTGATGGGTTTCTGCGCCTTTCCAACTTTGTGGCAGTAACCCCAGCTGCTGGAATGATGCTTCGGCCCAGGACAGCAACCCTGTGGCGCGTAAGGTGTGGTGCAACAATTGGCTTGTCGGCCATACGCACTCACAATGCTGTTGTAGCCACAGGATCCCATTTCGCCGGGGGAAAGTTGGACCGGGTCTCGCGTAGTGAAAGCGCTGCTCATGGGATCGACCCTGTGTGTTAAAGTTTCATACTGCCCGGCAGTTACTCTGTACAAAGGTGCCATATTATTGCCAGCTTTAAGGGATCCCGCCGCAACCACATCATAGTTAGGGCAGCACAAATTTGAACATTCTGAATTGGTGGACATTTTATTTTATTTGAGGCAATATTTAATGTAATTTGTTGAACAAACTTGCGTCGGTTTACTTTTTTTCTTTATTTATCTTTGTTGCGATGATCTGGCCCCCGTGTTGGGTGTAAGCTTTTTTTCTGACACCGAAATGCCGCCGCAACAATCCGTGGTCATCAACGAAATCAACAATCACTGGTGTCGTGCCAGGTTGTCGAAAAACGCGTCCCAGGTATTGAATGAAATATTCTTTGATGTCAGAGGCCAAAATCAAACAGTCTAAATGTTTGTGGTCAAAACCAACCCCAATTTTGCTGGATGTTCCAATGAGAATCTGCGAACGTTTGTCAAATGTTTGTTTGCCCCCCCACAAAGTGGCTATTGAATTTTCTCCCTTTTGGATCAGTTTTTGGACGAGGATTTCAGCCTGGCAAATTCTTTTGGTCAGAATAAGAATTTTCCTTTTCTTTTGGCAAAAGTGCAGTGTCCAATCAACAATCAAATTGTTTCTGTTCTCGTCCATGCTTTGGGATTCCAACACGGCATTCCAATCCAACCGACCTTGGACGGTGTGTTTTACTCGGGGTCTAAACCCCGTTTCCACCGCATGAACGTGGTGGAGTTTGAACAGTTTTTTTGTAATCTTGTTTTTTCCAAAATACAGCGCGATCAATCTGTCCAACCCGTCCTTTCTGTAAGGTGTGGCCGAGAGCCCGAGGAGATATCGGGGGTGCACTTGAAGCAAGGCCCGGGACAAACAAGCCGAAACCAGCTGGTGGCATTCGTCAACTACCACAAATCCAAACCGGGACAGAAATTTCTGAGGCATCTTCGGAACATTGATTGCATTGATGATAACAAAATCAGAATCCCATTGTTGTTCCCATTTTTGTTGGGCGCGTTGGCTTGCCTTTGCACTCAGCGTGGAAATTTGGGCAACCTTAGCGTCTTTGACAAAACGACGAATGGAGTTTTCCCATTGCTTCATCAACACAATTTTGTTGACGAAAATAATAGTTTTGAGTTTGATAGAAGATGCCAAATTGATGGCCAGAAAGGTTTTTCCCCACCCAGGGAAACAGGATACCAATACCGACCCCGTTGAATTGAAAGATCGCATGCATTTTTTCTTGACCTCTTTTTGATCGCCCCTGCATTCTCCCTCAAAACACGGGAAAGCACCGGGAAAATGGCTTCTTCCCGGGCGATGTCCTATCTTCTCGGAAATTGCCCATGCAAACGGCAATGAAATTGAGGCAGACGATGCTTGAAATGCTTCCAAATATGTTGGAGGGGCCTTGGAATATTTTTGTGAGGGATTGTCAATCCGAATGATGAGATCATCGCTAATGTTTTTGCGACTGCTTTCATCGAGACTTTCAATGGAAGCAACGAGGGACATGTTGGAAAATTGTTGGTTTACAACGGGCGCGGTTGTTTCCATGGTCGATTTTGACTGGATACAATTTAAAAGATAAGAACATGACAGTCAAGAAATGTTAGTTTTAATTCATTCTCGATTTTCGCCAGCCTGCATTGAATTGATACATTTGATTAAACAAAAAGAACTCGGTGGATTGGGATATCTTTCAATTGACAGTGATATGGCCAAAAAACGTTTGGGTGATTGCGGTCACACCATTGATCGCGTTCCCACCATGATTTTGTTTGATGGTCTGGAAGTAAAAAAATATGAAGGATTATCTGCCTGCACCCAAGTGGTCCACCACCTCGTCCGCGAATCAGACGACAATGACACTTATCCAAACGCAAACGCCGCGAGTGATGTAAGCAATGTAAGCAATGTAAGTAATGTAAGCAATGTAAGTAATGTAAGTAATTTAAGCAATGTGGGGGTTGTCCACGCGAATACAACGAATGGACCGTCAACAAAGCAGCAGTTTCAGCGCACTTCGTTGGATTCAATTGAGGAGGAGGAAGAACAGGAAGGAAAACAGGAAACAGAGACGAAATATTTGGATAATGAAATAACCGACAAAGTAAGTTCAACGGATGTTATGGCCCAAGCCAAAGCCATGCAACAACAACGAGCCATCGATGAACCCAATGAAGAAGGTCCCACGTCGACGCCGCGCGATTGGTCAACGCAAAAATAGATATTTAAGTAATTGGGTAAAGAAAAGCAAGAAACATGGCCATTGCAACATTCACTGGAAAAATTAAAGGGTTTGTTAAATTTTTGCCTTTGATCGCCAACGCAAAAAAAACGGAAGTCACAATTTGTTTGCGTGGACTTCGACCCGGGTCGGTCCATGCCATCCATATTCATGAATATGGAGATTTGCGGGGGGGATGTAAAACCACTGGAGGGCATTGGAATCCCACGAACACCACCCACGGAAGCTATCAGGTGCCTTCACGACCGAGACACCTGGGTGATCTAATAAATAATGTCGAAGGGGACATTGAAGGAAAAGTTTGCGTTTCCTTTGTTGAGAGTGGTTACGAATTTGGCGATTTATATGGAAGGGCAATTGTACTTCACACTCTTGGTGACGATTTGGGATTGCAGGGAGTAATTAACAACGCAACCGACGTGGTTCCTTATTCAGCTTTTTCACGTGAAGCGTTACTTTCCTTGTGCAGGGCCAGGGGATATTTTGGTGCCATGGTATATGAAAAATCCAGGGAGGAATTGCTTGAAGAATTAAATGCTCAGTCTTTGAAAACGGGCAATGCTGGAGGAAGAATGACATGTGCAGTGATTGGTCGTGCGAATGCTGGACGGTAAAGCAACCGGTTACAATAACTCCGAAGTTATTGTAAGTTACGCAAATGTATTGTGAGTTAAGTTATTGTTGATGAATAATAAATGTCTGCTTTACTGAATAAGATGCAAACAAAAGACGGCAATGATCGAGGTGAAATTACATTTGTTCCAACCGGAAACAGTGCGTCAATTTTGCCCGTTGTTGGTTGTCGAGTCTCTTCTATTAATCCCCCGAATATTGTCAACACCACTGAAACAGGCGGGAAGTTGGTTTTGGTGGGAACCCCACTTGGAGCCGCCGGCGAAGTTCGATTGGTGACGGGAGGATTGTCGGGAAATGCAGCGCTTGGACAAGCGGTGCCGCCGGTTGGAACTTCTCTGATTATGGTCCGGGGACCCAATGTCACACCGGTTCGAGAAGGAGCCTATTTATATAATGCAGTACAAGGTCGAGATTTATTTTTCAGATACAATGATGGCAGCGTTGTTGATTTTGGTGCCAATGCGGGAATCATTGAATTATATTTTGGGTATCCGGACCAAGGCCAGCTGGGACCAATTTCAAAGGCAGTTGCAAACCAGTTGCAAAATGCGCGCCAACAGTGGCAATATGCTGAAGAAACGGCGGCATTGGCCCGAGAAGTGGCAAACCAAAAAGGAACACCTCTTATTCCTGTTCACAATGGACGCCCCGATGGAACAGTCCAAATAGATGGTCCAAATCTAACCGTTGCAGAACGAACCGAAATGGAAACTTTGATTGCAAGCAATGGAGGAAAGTTACATATCGTTTCAATGATTCCTCCCGACTTGTATCAGGCAGACTATGCCATAACTGGTATTATTCCTGGTGGTCCGACCAACACGGGATCGGTGAATTCAGCTGGAATCGTGGATGGCCGGCAAGGCTTGCACTACGCTACAAACCTTGCCGCCAATACTGTGTTTTGTGAAACGGCTGCAGGGTGTGGCATCGAAGAGATTGACCGGCAACCCCGCGGGCTGATATTAGGAATCACAACAGCTGCCCATGGCACGATAACCGGAATATCAATAGTTAATGGTGGTTCAGGCTACCAGACCGGAGACATTGTTAAAGTAATCGGGGGAAATAATTCAGCGAGGGTCCAAATTTTTACCATCGTCTCGGACGGGGTTGCACCTGACAGACTCCAAATTGAGGGAAACATGGGTGCACCAAACATGGTTGGCGTGACGGCCATTTCACACATTGGACCCCCGGCCACGACGGACTTGGCTGCCAACGCGGTTGAAGAGGGATCAATTTATGTTATATCAACAACCGGAGATACCGATTTTGTGGCAATTGGATCCCGTGACAATTCTGTTGGAACAGCTTTTAGGGCCACGGGCGCAGGATCGGGAACCGGCACCGTGAGAACCACGGTCGGCAATAATACGGGAATTGTTTCACTAGGACGGTTTGCCCAGCAAAGCCTGGTTCAAGCCCGCGACATGAAACACCGGTACGATCGGGCCAAGGAAAGCAACGACACAATATTATCTTTGATGTCCCATGCAAGGAAAAGCACTTTTACAACAATCACAAGAAGGTTTCCTGGAAGCATCGCTCCTGAAACCATATATGTCACGCGGATTGATAGAAGAGGAGGTGATGTCGTTGTGACGCTGGAAACAGGAAACGGGCATCCCGTTAATATGATTGGCGCGAAGAATTTGCTGTGGAGCGCGCAGGTCGGTGCTTCTGAGATAAACGGCGGAACCTTTTTGTTTGGTCTCGGCAGCGGACAAGCATCGTCCGCTGCCCGGGGAGGGCCCCAAGTTTTGTCGGGAATCGTATCCGCGGCCGCACAATCCGTTCCGGCTCTTGCGACATGGAATGAAGATTACGACGAGGACTTAAAATATACAGTTGGCAACCCCTTGCGTCGCCTAACTGGTACCGCCACACTCACCGCAGCAGGAGTGTTGGGGGCAACCGGCACCACCACCTTTACGGCAGACATGGTTGGGGGTCTGGTGACTTTTCCGGGTCCTATACATTATTTTATATACCAATTCAATGACCCGACTGAGATGGTGGTGTCGCTGGCTCCTAATACGGGTGTTATAGCAGACTCAGCAATAACCATTGACTATTTAGATCCACTTTATGTTTCCAATGCAGTGCCATCGACGAGTGTGTCCGACACCCAATGCGGGAGCATTGCATTGCCTCTCGCGGATGTTGGTTTTGATTCCACCCAGGGAGTTTTATCTCCTATTGGATTTCAAATTATGCAATCTGATGCTGGTCGATTAATTACAAATATAACACAATTGACCCAGGTTCCAATTGATGGTTCCGCCGAGTATGATTCCAACGGAAATCTAATTGGAGGGTTCCGGTTAGCGCAACGATCAATACCATTATGGGAAGAGGGGATGTATGTAAGTGTTGCTGTTCGGGCTTCTGGCGTTGGCGCAACCGACTCTTGGGCAGCCTACGAAATACGGAATCCCAGAACGGGGGCCGTAGTTAACTTTGCGAATGACATTGATTTCGGTCTCCAACCGCAGATGCATTTGCAGCGATTGGGTGCGTTTACTTCAACAACACTTAGCACCAAACAAATTTCGATGATGTCATTAAATTCTTGTTTGTCCCTCGACGTGGCCACGGGCCCAATTAGACGCGTCGGGAACACGTGGTATCTCTTCCCCCACGCTAACATTTACTCAAATTACCATTATTACGATTTTGGCCCCAACACAGCTGAAAACGCCAATAGATTGCACCATTGCATTTTCGGAGCAAATACCGATTACATGGAACAAAAGTCCAAAGTGATGACATTCGTGGCGTTGCAAAAGGAAGGGTACACCATAAACCGAAGAGCACCCGATCAAGCTGCGTTGACTGGTGCGGATTCCTTGGTGGGATCTGTCCGCGGCGTCACTCACATTGCAATCGGAAATAGTTCAGGCAAAAGCAGGACCCAGACGGGGCAGGCGCCGAACGACAGCGTTCCCGACCCGGTGGACATGCTGCCATTGACGGCCGCGCTCACCCAACCCACTGTTGCAGTGGCCGGTGCTGCTGACGGTGGAAGTATCACCACACCCACGCCAGCAGCAAGCATCGGTTCTTTTGTCACTTTTGCCGAATTTCCAAACGTAGGCCAAGCAATTGATGACTTCTGTTATATAATAGGCAGAAGAGGATTGCTTGACAAACGCGATTTTCCATCTGTCATGTATGGTGGATCCAGCCTTCCGGGCACTTCGGCTGCTGCGGTACTCCCCACTCAGGTATTTCCGCCCGCCGGTGGAACAGGGGCTGGAGTGGCAACCACATGCATGATTGGAACGCCGGGGACAGGCTATGCCGCACCAGCCAACGTAGCCGGCAGTGGTGGACATGGTCAGGGCATCGAATTTGAGATTCTCGCGGTCGACGGTGGTGGTGGCATAACTCTCATCAGAATTCAAAATGGCGGGTCTGGCTACCAGGTCGGCGACATCATCTTGGTGGGCGGAGCAGGCACAGGCGGAACGGTGGTTGTCACATCCGTTTCCAATTCGGAAACCCCTCGCGACAATGTAACAGGATCAACACAAAATGCCGTTGATGTTTTGTGCACGTGGACACCCCCGGTTGCGCCTGCAACGGCTGGGAGCATTGTGTTCCAACGAATGAATTCCAATATTCGGGCATCAGCGTAATATGCCGCGATGCATGTCACGTCACGTCTTTCGGTCATCATATGTGTAATCCAATTCAATGCAAAAAAAACTTTCTCTAATAAAGAATGACCAATCCAAGAGCTTTGAACTTATCTGATGACTTTAGCAGTCAGATTCCCCAAATTCAGCAGATGGTGCAGGATAATAAAATTTTGACGGGCGAACTGATTCGTCCTCCCCAGCAAATTACAGCCTTTCGCATCGGCGGTGCTAATGGCGGCGGAAATGCTGCACTTGCAGACACCCAAGCAGTGGGATACCAAAACAATGGTGTTGTTGCAACCGACCCTTTCACCACGGTCAGTGGTTCGGGTCCCGGCAATATGGCTGCCAGTGCCCGCACCATTCCCCTCCGACAACGCCATTGGCAAGCCATGGTCACGGGAACTTTGGTTCTGAACTATCGTGATGCCATGGTGGGAGGTTTCAAACTGCCGGGATTTGCCGCCGCGGCCGGCGAGACCGCCGGCCAACAGGAGCAAAACACTCTACTAGCGCAGGCTCTCTTCCTCGATTACGGCGCTGACACGGCAGCAAATGCCCGGCAAATTATGAATTGCATCTGGGGTTTGCCGATGGGAAGCAAAGGCGGTCTCAATTCTGACCCCGATGGTTCTGGAGATGCCAACCCCCAGGTGGGCACTTCGGCGGTTCTGCGAATTTTGTGTGATCCTGGATCGACCCAAAATGGTCCCGTCGCAACCACTATCGCCGCTGCGGCGGCTGGTGTCGGTGTAGGGGACCGTGTGTTGTGCGGAAATTCTTCACGAATGACCATTGATATCGCCACGGCGGGGGCGGGGGCGGCGGCACTTACCCCCGTGTACCAGGCGTTGGCATCCCCCGCCAAACTGGTTTCCAGTTGCATGAATTACGCAGACTCCGGCGCAGGCTTGGTAAACACCCAGCAATTCCCGGCCGTGTCTTTCAGCTGTCGCGTGATTTTTGGCAACGTGGACCACTTTAATTCGAATTTGTATCCGCGAAATGCGGCCCAACCTACAACCCAGGGTACAAATATTATCTGGGACTGTGGCAATGTTCACAGCACGGGATGGTGGCAACGACTTAGTGGCCACCAACCAGGCGCATCCACTTGCGGCGGGCGAAGTTGTTATTGTGGCAACCTGTATCAATAACACGCCGGGTTCGGAAGTGTTGCAGTTTTCTTTGGTCAACGCAATCGAATGCGCTGGAACGGAAGGCCCCGTTCTCAACTATGCCTACGCCTAAATTATTAAATTATGTAATATTCATTTTGTTTGACAAAATGAATAAATTTTATTTTCTTTCAATCCAAATCCTTAAATTAAGGGGGAGACTTCACCGTTACCCAATTTTTTCCAGAGGAACGGTGCAGTTTGCTGTCGCGAGTTCATCTCGATGTTGTCGATCAGCCACTTTACCATGCGCTGGTGATCGGTCGCAGACTTCTGGGACCCGGGGCCATCAATTTCACGACAGACTTTTTCCATGTGTTTAGCATGTTCAGCCATGTCTCGGGTGAATATTCGAGATGGGCGGTTCATTTTTTAAAGTTGGAATTCTGGGACCATCGAAGATCGATTTCAAAGACAATTATCTTACATTATTTAATCGTAATTTAAAGCCTCCGGGCATCCAAAACAAAATGGCACACCATCAACATCGCAAATTAGTAGTTTTGGATTTAGACGCAACTTTAATTTCAGCCCAGTCACTTGATAAATATGACAAGGAAGCAAATGTCAAGAAGTCATCCAAATTTGAGAAAAGTTACCAGATGGATAACGTGTACCAAATATTTGCAAGGCCCCACTTGGACATTTTTCTAAATTATCTGTTTTCGAATTTCCGTGTCGGAGTTTGGACGGCAGCATCTCAACTGTATGCGTTGTCAGTGATAGACAATTTAATTCTAACAAAGCCTTCTAGAAAGTTGGAGTTTATAATGTTTGACTATCACAATGAGGATGCCATGAAACGGGGGCGCGGCACGAAAGATCTAGATCTCTTGAAAAGCTTCTACGGAATGGATCTCAATGACCGAGATGTAATTATAATAGATGACTATGATGCAGTGTGCAAGGTCAATAAACGCAAAAGCATCAAAGCACGATTCTTCGAATACACAAAGCGCGGAAGCGAAAATGACAAATTCTTATTGACACTCATTCCCAAACTAAAAAAGTTCAAACAGAAATGATTTGAAATCGGTTAAATTGCTTACGTGTATTTTCGAGGCAAAGTATGACTCGTATATTGGCCATAGGCGATCCCCATTTCCAAACGTTTCATTTGCACCGCGCAAAAGAATTCATGTCCAAACTTGATGGGTGGATTTCAACGGTTCCTCGGTATGATGCTATAGTTGTTTTGGGGGATGTCCTCCACGACCACGAACGAATCAATTCTCTGGCCCTAAATTTGGCAGTTGAGTGGTTGGTAAGCTTGCGGCGGTGGTGCGAGGAAGTCTATGTTTTGGTGGGAAATCACGATTTGATCAACAATGGACAATTCTTGACGACCAATCATTGGATGAATGCGCTGAAGAACGAGATCCGTGTGGTTGACGATGTGGTGGAAACAACCATCAATGAAATTCCCGTTACACTAGTTCCGTATGTGCCCGTGGGAAGATTTCGGGAAGCACTGGATTTGCGATGTCCGGAAAGATGGATGAAGTCGCGGGTAATTTTTGCCCATCAAGAATTTCAAGGAGCCCACATGGGATCATGTGTATCTACAGAGGGAGACGAATGGTCATCGGAGTTTCCTCCCGTTATCTCTGGTCATATACACGGGAAGCAATCACTCGCCAGTGGAATTTTTTATCCTGGTTCGGCCGTTCCGGTGTCGTTTGCCGAAACTTCGGAACGCATCGTTTGTGAGATCATATTTCCCGGGGGACCCACATCTTCTTTTGTCATAAAAGAACATTGTCTGGGATTGTCAAGGTTGATTTCCAAGAATATCGTGAGCGACGAGTGGGACTCCATGTCTTTTAGCGCCGGAGACATGAACCATGAGATCAAAGTGAAAATTGATGCGACGCCGGCGGAGCTGAAACGCATAAAAAAGACCAAGAAATACAAAATGTTGAAAGATCGGAATGTCAAGATTGTGTTTCACCGGTCACGGTCATCAGTGATGGCGGAAAACGAAAGAATTCGTTCGGTCGTTCGAACCGAGGGTCCAGATTTCCAGTCCATTTTGGAAAATCTGGTGGAAGGAAGCGGTGATGCCGCCGTCAGAACGTTGTTCAACGACATTTTGTCTTCTTCTCGACAAACAACATGAAAGTGCAACGTGTCTTTTTTTCTCTCCTTATAATAAATGCCAAAGAAAAAGAAATCACCATCGGCCGCCGCCCGCGCCCGAGGAAGAAATAGCGTGCTGGGAAGAGAGATGATCAAAAACAGAAATTTGCTCAGAAGCGTAGGCAAAGACCTTGCAATGCAAGCCAAATCCCTGAGAAAAAGGCGACGTTCCAGCCCTCTCAAAAGGAAAAGGAAAAGCCCTCACAAAAGCAAAAGCAAAAGACGCAAGAAAAACCGTGGAGGGGGGAGATACAAGAAAAGCAAGAGAAGAAGCGCGCGCAAGAGCAAGAGGAAAAGCAGACGGAAGAAGAGTTCAAGGAAGAAAAGAATGAGCAAACGGAAGTAAATTATTTTTAATACCCGTAGGTGTGTATTAAAAAAACACTTCGTGACATCAACTTACTTTGAATTTAACATAATTTATTGTTCGGGCTCATTTTTTTTTCATCCACTTCTTAATTTTCTTGCATTCCAAAATTAATGTGGTTGCTGATGCCTGCCACATGCAATAATATTGGTCTGAAAGGGCAACCTGGAATTTATTGATGCTTCCACACAAGGGGGATGCCATGTGGAACAAGTTGTGGATTGGTCCTGTAATGCGCCATGGCGCGCAGTAAGATGCCATGAACTGAATGCATGACCAGTTCACCGTTGAAATGAATAGTAATGAAAAGATCCATTCAATAAAAATTTCCGAGATTCTAGCGAAGGTGCTCAAATGGGGAGACTCCATTAAGTTGCGTAAGTTGCGTCCGGCAGTGCCGTATATTGAACTAAGCATGGAGAGTCTTTTGAAAACGCTTTCCCCGCCGTGACATCCCATCAATTTCGTTTTCGACGTGGGCGACCAATAGGTTTCTGTTTTGGGTGTCCAGTGAATTATACCAGAACAAAATGTTGCAATCCAAACGCTCAAATTTTTCATACAGGTGGGATCCCATGCGGCTTCCGAAAATGTCGCAGGCTCTTTGTTCGCACATATTGCACTGCAATGATAGAAGTTTTTCCATAAAAATGTGCATGATTGAAGAAGCCGACATTTTGGGTTGGCGTGTGTGTTTGCTGTGCCACCGGCACCAACCAATCGATTTCAACGGCACCCCTTATGACTTAATTTCCATAACATCGTCGAACAAACCCGTTATACATTGGTGGGCAATAACTATGACAATTTTTCCATGCGTATTTTTTTTGACACACTCCAAAATGTTTTCCGTGAGTTCAACATCTAAATTGGCGGTCACCTCATCTAACAAAATGATCGGTGATGGCTCCAATTCACTCAAAGCCAAATTGAAGGCTGTCACTATCCGAATTTTTTCACCGCCCGACAAACAAGAATAAGGGATTTCTTCACCCCTGTGATTGATTGAAATATTGATGGAAGGTTTGATTTTCTTCGATGTTTTGGCTTGCGAAAAAGACTCCAAGGTTGCGACAATGGGTTCCTCGGGGAAAAAACATTCCAAATATTCTTGCGCATGGGAATTGATTGAATCGAGCGTGGCAAGCAGTGCCACGCTTTCAGCTTTTTGCACCATCAACTTGAGGGCACCGAGAGCCGACAGTTTGGCGGAAACTGCCGCCGTTCTCTTTCTGGTATTGTCCAAACTGGAAACGTCGTCGTTGTAACGCTTGTATTTGGCGTTCTGAGTTTCCCATTGCTGCTTTGACTCCATCAGAGACGCGAGCTTCCTCAGCAGAGTTTCATTTTTTTCGATGCATTGGTCCGGCGGACCCACGTCGGGGTCGTTACCCCACTTTTGTTTGAACCGGGTCACGGTTTTTTCCATCTCGCGGCGGAAAGAATTAATTGCGTTGGTTCTGACTTCAATTTCCCTCCTCGCCATTTTGATGGTGTCACTCTGGGCTCTCAAATTTTTCCCTTGGGGTCTGGCGATTTTTTCCTCGGAGGGAACAGTGTTGCGCCACTGGGCTTCTAACTTTTCTTTTTTTCGTTTCAAGGAGCGAATTGAAGCGGGCATCTCCTTCCGGTGCAATACCTCGAGTCTTTTTTGGCGCGCCTTGTTTTCATGTTTGTAGGTTTTCAGAGCACTCAGGAACTGCTGGAGATTTTCCACATCAAGTTCAAGTTCGTGGGATGCAATGAGATTCCTTACTTCAACGAAACATTCTTTTGAGTGTGCCAGTGCTGCCATATTTTCTACGTGGGTGTTTTCACACGATTTAATCTGCGCCCGGAGCCGAGCAATTCGGCGTTGGGTTCGGCCGCGGTCAGACCGTTGTTCATATTCTCTCTGGGTGGCAATAGTTGCTTCTTGGATTACTTCATTCCACCTCAGAGTCTGCGAACAGGTTGGACATTCAATATACGAGCACATTGTTTTTTCCAGGTCGGCAATCTCCTGCACATGCTGGTGTTTCACCGATGAGTATTCACGCGCGACGGTGGCCATTTCATCATTCAAGTTTTCTATTCTTTCCGTGACAGATTCTTCGGTCGTTAATTTGTTTGCTTCCATTGCACCGACTAGTCTTTGGATTGTCTTGGCGGCATCAAGGGCGTCTTCGGTTTGGCTTATTTGGACTTCAACTTCCGACGCGCTCCATTGAACCCACAATTGAGATTCGATTTCTTTTTTTTCATTCTCCACGGAGAGCCCGTGCTCTGTCAAAGAATTTTGGTACATTTTCCGCACCTCCGTCACATTCGTTTGGAGAGCTTCGATTTGCTTGTTTTCCTCGGCCCATTCGACATATTTCACAATTTCGTCGGCATGTCGGGGAATGGTTTGTTTAAGTTCGTCTATCCGTTTTTGTTCCTCGGCGATCATTCGTTGCGCATCTTCTACTTTTTTAGTGGCATGTTCTTGGTCTTTTTTCAGAAGCCTCTGGTCCCGGAGTGACTGGGAAACGATGGCTCGTTCCTCGCGGAGACTCTCCCATGTGCGCTCGGTGGGCTGTGCACCCGGATCCAGGGGAATGCACTGTTCCCAGCCCTGGACAGTTTGCTCCCTGACCTTGGATTCGCCTCGCAACAACAGTTCCTCTTCGCCGAAGCATTTGCTTCGTTCTTTCACAGAATTTTTGAAATGCTTCGATAAATTTCCCAATGCTCTTTCTTCCAGCAACAATGATTTGGCGTTCGGGGATAAGTTCACAAATGCCTGGGACGCGTCTTGGGGGACATAACAACATGATTCAAAGTTGCCGAATTCATCTTTCAATACACCCTCCGCGGCGGCATCTAAATATTCCTTGTCGCGCAATTTGACGACCAAACTCGAACTTCGCGCGGTACGAATGATTTTGAGATTGTTCAGCACCAATTCAACCTTTGTTTTCTTGTTGGACCCTAGGGGTTTGTTTTTTTTTGGTTTGCCTGTGATGGCAAACAGGATAGCTTCCACTACCGATGATTTTCCAGCACCAGATGTTCCCATCAACAAAGTCATTCCCGTGTTGAATTGGATTCTTTTGCTTGAGATCCCTTTGAAATTTTGTATATTGATTTCCATGTTGATTGCTTCCCGCTCCGCAGGGAGCGACCAAGGTCGATTTCATTTTGCGCATCAACTGCATGCCCCGCAATTACTGTGCAAGCCAGTCCTTGTTTGCGGTCTTTCCCGAAGAAGAAAATTATCGATGCTGGGTCGGTCCCGCGCGAGCGTCGCATTCAATGTTTTCGCGATTGTCCGAAACAACATTTGGACGTTGTCACCGGTCTTAGCTGATGTTTCAAAAAATACATCAGCCAATCCCATTTGTTCCTTGGTTCCTTTCAGCCCCAGCTCGCGGGCCACTTCGCGATCAGCTTCCGGACAATCTATTTTGTTGCCAACCAACGCCAACATTGGTTTCGTCGATCCATCAACGCAAATTGGCCCGCATGTTTTTTGGAGCCAGTTAAGAGCACTGAAGTAAGATTTTTTATCCTGAACATCATAAATGCTTACAATGGCATCGGCATTTCTCCAATACATCGAGGCTAAATTGGCATATCGTTCCTGTCCGGCCGTATCCCACAGTTGTAAAGTTACGTGGTCATACGCATTGTTTTGTGTGCTTGGGGCCGGCAGACTAAATTTTTTAGTGAAAAATGCGGCTCCAATGGTGCTTTCTTCGTGAGGGTTGAAATAGTCTTCCACCAATCGACGCATCAAACTTGATTTGCCCGTCCCCGCATCTCCCAGCAAAACAACTTTAAAACTTTTCTCGTTGCTTATCATTTTACTTTACTTACTTAATTTACTTAAACCACCCGAGCTGTCGCAATGGGGGATTGGCATTATATTTTCCAGTACGTAGCACGGAATCCAATGCGGGGTTTGGGGATAGGAGCAGTTCCCGTTGCAGATGACGCCGTCGCGGCCGCCTTTAGCATCGTGGGCAAACCGATTCGCCTTATTGCTGACAAAAACTATCGTGATCATATTTGGGATGATGGCTCCTGGTTCGACAACAACTGGGAGCACACGCTGCATCCGGAAGGGAAATGAAATTGGATTTTAAAGAATGTCTTATTTCTTTAAAATTTATAAGCAGAACTCTTGCTTTTGGTCACGAATAATACATTGATATGATCTCATCGAACTCAACCATTTCGTCTTTGCCCTTGCCCTTGCCCTTGCCCTTACCCTTGCCCTTGCCCTTACCCTTGCCCTTACCCTTACCCTTACCCTTACCCTTGCCCTTATCTTTGCTCTCGTCATCATCATCATCGTCATCGTCATCATCGTCATCGTCATCATCATCGTCATCGTCATTGTCATCGTCATCGTCATCGTCATCGTCATCGGTGATTTTTTTCCCGAGGGGCTCCATGCAGTGTAGGCCGTATTGCCCAACAATATATTGGGTCCCGTGTTGGGTTGTGTTGAAACCCACAATGACCATGGATGAATCAGAATTGGAATTGTATAATTCATATCTGTCATTCTGGAATGTAATAAGGCTGGCGGTTTTTCCAGTGAGTTGAAGGGCGTGTGTGTAATTGTTGGCCTTCTTCACTCGCCATATTGTTTTGGTGGGTTCTATGTAAAGCCAGTATCCCTCATCAGATGGGGCGATCAATGGTTTGTCATGATACAACGGATCCGTTTGCAACGTTTGTGAAGACCATGCGTCGTTATATTCACAGGAAAAGTTAATGTTGTCTCGCGAACTCCGTGATGAATTGTCAAAAAAGTCCACGGCGTGCGAACAATTTTTGAACGAACGGACGAAAAGAGGATCAACTATGAAAGACTTCAAGAAAAATATGATGGATTTTCTTGATCCCGTCGGCACTTTAATTTTCCTCCTTGGAAAGTTTAAGTTCAAATTTTCTTTGTAGACGGTTTGTATGTTTTTTGTTTCCTCAACGTGTTGGTCGAGGAAATTGTTTATGAGTTGTGGGTCGATTTCGGCGTTACTTCCGTCATCATCATTCAAGGAAGCAGAAAATTTGTGCAGTACGACTTGGAGCAAAAGAGAAAAATATCGTTTGTGAGTGCGGTAAGTTTCGAACGGTGAGTCAGTGCTGGATTCTGAAAGGGCTATGCATGGCGTGTTACATTTTTTAAACTTGATGCCCGGGGCATCAGCTTCCTGGGGCATGATGAATTTGGTGTGGATGGATTGCCGAATGGAAGTTTTAGATTTTCTTCTCAGCTTTTCTTCGGGGTTTCTCAGTTTGACATCATATAATGGGCAGACGGGTTGGAGTGCCAGCACATCAACGATTTGACCGTCTCTGAGGCGCATCCCAAAACCTCTCAATTTTCCATTCTTCCCAACGAATTGGTCAACGATGTCGATAGCGTCATTGCATCCGGAGATTGTTTTGCGATGGTTGGTTTGGAACTGTCCATTTTTCCATTCGCATGCGGCATTATTGGCTTTGGCCGCAATTTTTGCGTTGGGGTCAGTGGAAGGCAAGAACAAGTCCATTTCGTCGCCGTATTCTAAGCAGTGCAGTATGGGATTGGGATCCCGGGTAGTGCCACTTTCTTCGCCAGGAATTCCAACGCGCGCGATTTGGCCGCCGAAAATGTCCATGTAAGCAGGGAGCCTGCCAATTTTTCCGGGTTTGAGTTTGGTGACGGAAGACAAAACTGTTTTGGATTTGGAAGTCTTGAATAGATCATCAAGTTTAGCAAGTAGATCCATGGTACCGTCGGATTTTTCATAGATGAGAGCATAATTTTCATACGGGGGTTGGAAGTACAACCCTTCTTTTCCCTCTGGTATTTTAATTCCCTCGTCAGTGAATATGATGAGACTGACTCTGAATTCCGCCGCGAGGGCCATGGCCCAAGCTCCAGCATCCATGCGCCTGTTGGAATTAATAAACTTTTCCAAGGACCGACGTGGAGCAATCCAGGTCTGTTGCATGGCAATGCCGACGGAATCGACCATTTCGGCTCTAATTTTCGAATTGGCGGTGTTTCTTACAACAAAATTATAATCAACCTCTCTTCCTCTTCTGTGTTGCTCGTCGGAAACTCGCGCAGATGCCAAAAAATAAGGGGATACTGCGGGAGGCGGCAAAATCGCATTGTAACTTTCTTCAATTTTTTGTTCGTGTTTTTGGTATATCTTTAGGGTGGCGGCAATGAGTTTGATGTGGGGCCGAATCAATTTTTTCGACATTGCGGTGAAATTGACAGACACGGTGCCGTTTCCTTTTCGAGAGATGACAAACGAGGGACCCGTGCTCGATTTGGTTTTTTCGTCGGTAACGTAGAGCCTGTAGCTCATGGTATATCTTGATATGGCACTTTTTCTGTCATTGACTCTGTAAATTCGGGACACCAAGGGATTGTTCATGACCAAGTCATCCATGACAACGGTGTTGAATTTTCGGATGTTGGGGAAGTTGTAGGAAATATTTAAGTTTGCGGACTCGCCCTGCATGATTGGCTGACCAATCGCCGCCGCAAGCACCTTGGCAAATCGTGCTTGTTCGGCGAGTGAATCAACCAACACCAAAACTTCGCAGGTGGATGTTGCAGCGTCTATTTTTATTTCAGCATCAACGTAAAATTCCGCATCCGTGAGGTTTGGACCCCTAAACATGAATCTAACTTCTTTCCTGGAAATTTTAACTCTTATGGTGTCACTCAGGGAAGGTCCAGCGTGGCGTTGCGCGCAAATGCACCGCCCTGGAAATTGCTGAAAAGCCGCAGCCGCAAGAAAAGAAGAAGCTGAATTTATTCTAACCCTATCTTTGAAACATGCGAAGGGGACGTCAGAACTTAATTTCAGGTGCTCGAATAATTCTCTGTTAGTTTTATTGCAGGATAGGACAAAAGTGACACTATTGGAAATCTTTTCAATGGAGGCCTCATCTATTGGAATGTCAATGGCTGAAAGTTCGGATTCAATTAATCTTTGCCTTTCCTCAATGGCCCGTTTCAATGGCGGAATGGGAATGGGTTCATCGGTCTGTTGCATCCGGATTGTCGTTGAATGCATCCCTGTTCCTTTCACGTAGATTTGCCGAGCGGCTTTTATTGCCGTGGATTCATCGTAGCCAAGCGCTTTGATCTTCTGGACAATAATTGGAAGCGTATCAAAGAACATAACTTCAATGGATGGAATTGTTACAGTGGTCACATTGGTTGAATTGGACATTCGGTGTTCAATTTATTAAAAGCAACTTAAACAGAACCATATTTTTCTATAAATTAAATACACCCAAGGCGATGCAGACAGAATCAAAAGAATATTTATTCAGAGCAAAATCCCATGGTGCCCATTTGTTTAAAGTGTTGTCTGAAATTTTGCAATCCAATTTGAAGACAGCTTGCTTTCAATTGAAACCCAACGGCATTTTTTTGCGACAGATGGATGCCAACCGCCGGACACTGATTGATTTGAAAATGGAGTCCGAGAACTTCAATTTGTTCAAATTTGACGGACAGGGCTCTTCCTCCGATTCAATGTTCGTTGGATTAACTCTCACCCATCTTCACAAAATGATGAAGTCTATCAAAAAGAAAGATTCCATATGTCTTTACATTTTGAAATCAAACCCCAACGAATTAGCCATCCAAGTTATCCCGAAAGAAAACAATCGTATAACCACCTCCTACTTGAAAGTCCAACGCGTCCAAAATATTTTAGTTGATGTTCCATCAGGGTATGACTCTTCCGTGATCATTCCATCGGCAGAATTTCAGAAAATTTCAAAGGACATTCTTGCCATTGGAAAAACCATTCGTATAAAGTCCCAAGGAAATAAACTGGAGTTTGGTGTTGATAGCGGTGGAATCCTGAAAAGAACAATCGAAGTGGGAGACATTGACGACGAAACTCCGTCCGGGCCTCTGTTTGACCAGACATTTCAGTCCGAGCAGCTTCTCAAAATCACCAAGTTGTCCAATCTCAGCAATTTCGTCCACATTCACACGTCCCACGGTCAGCCTCTGTTGTTTTCATCTCGCGTGGGTGACCTTGGCAAGATTTCCATCTACATCAAAAACAAGGACCAAATTTTGGCTGACGGCACGGACATCCATTGTTGACGTAAGGACGGGCGCTTTTTATACGTTCGGGTAATCCGTATAAAAATGCAACGTGCCAATTTAAAAAATCAAAGCCACGAAACAAAACGATGCCTATTCTGAACACCAAAATCATCAAAAACAATGTTAAAACAATGTATGCCTATTCGGAACTCTCGAACAAATCCAAAAGGGACTTGCGCCGGGCATTGAGCGATGGCAATCCATGCATTGCCGAAATTTTTGAAAAAATCATTGTTGATGACACGACGATGGATCACTACACTACGGCTTTTTCTTTTGTCACCCAAGAGGTATTTTTGGGTTGGCTCGTGAACATTGAGGGTCCCCGAGAATTTAATGATGCGATCATCTCCCACCTCGAAGGAATCGAATTGCTCAAAGATTTGGACAATGGCCAAATGGCGTTTCTCCAACGGCTGATGTACCAGCTGGGTCTCATCATTTGCAAACACGCGTTGGCGCCACCGCCAACGCCAACGCCAACGCCAACGCCAACCGCCGGAAACCGTGGCGCGAAACGGCGAATCATTCGCTCACCCCCGCCGCGCCGCCGCCGTTGAAATAGCCAGAACAACGGCAAGCGCGATGGGAAGTGCCACCATCACCGCCTTGGTTCGACTTTTTCCGACAACGATGGCTGGATTTGACCGGTTTTTGAGTTGCGCCTTGTGGGCCTCGTGCATCAGTTGGCTTTCCCCGAATGGTGTAATCTGGACGCTCGGACATTGCATGTGCGATACCCAAACCACCAATCCCAAGATGACGTCAGCAAGTAAAAATTTGTAACTTTGCCTGTAACCTTTCGCAGTGTATAATGCGAAGAGCAAATACAACATTCCAAACAACGGACGCACCGCATTCCACCACGTGTTGCCTCCGCCCTCGGGCGCAGCAAGCCGTGAATTGGATAAAAAGAAATAAATCATTGATATTCCGGCCACGGCGTAACACGCCGCCAACATGGCAGTTGAATTTGAAAGAGGATATTTAAAACTCCACCAGGCCGCAAACAATCGCAGGGGGATGCAGAGCGAAAAAAAAACCAATGTTCGTTTTGAAGAAGACTGCATTCTTTCTTTTCTTTACATGTATTTTAATAAATGCCACGACGGAAACAACAAAAACAAAATTCACCAAGAACTATTCTTTTGGTGATTGCCCTTGGTTTAGCTATTATACTGCCAATCACCATTTCTCTTTTCAGGATGGACGGTAGCAGTGGAAAATGTTCGAACCGAAAGTTGCAGGCATACAGCTATTGCGCCAACACAAATTTTTCGACCCCGGAGTGCCAACAAATACGGAAGGATTGCAAAGTGGTCCCCCCCATGAATGTTGGGATCGGAAGAAAATATTAATGCATGCCGCAACAACAATCTCAAACATTTTTGCCACAATCAAGTTTTTTAATTTCAACCCAGTCAGAACTTGTTTCGGTGATGGCGTGGGCGATTGGTTTCGCCACTTGCATCCCGATGTCCATGACCATTTTGGATGCCCATAAACCAGAGAAGAAAAAACGAATAAATTTGGCGCCGTAGAGGAACAAATCTCTGTTGTCAAGTATGAATCTCAAAGCCACTGCAACATAAATCAAACTCATTTACTGTAAGCGAGTAAACTAAAGTCAATGTAAAGAAAGTGTGGAACAATGTAACATAAAGTATTTCCACCGCAGTAATAAAGATGTCCATAACATATTCTGGATTGACAAATTACGGAAAATCTACTTTGCCGTCGGTCGAAGGCTGGGGCACAAGCATGAACATTCTGAAGGACCCACCGAAAGGAATTCACACGCGTCGAAAAAACAAAGTCGGCCAAACCAGTTTTTTGGCCACGGATATTGATGCGGCTGGCGACCGAGCCGCTGAAGCCATTCGTGTTTATGCGCGGGGCACAAATCCCATGGTTAGTGTAATGTATGACAATACCGGGACGTGCGGCGGCCAAACGACCCATCTTTACTCGGCTGATCCTGTGAGGGATTCGATTCAAACGGGATTTGATTCCCAAGGTGCGCCCGTCATGCAAAATGTCGGCGGTGCCATGAGACGGACCGGTTCAACGATGGCATCATTGCCCTACAAAATAATGCAAGGTGGAGCATTTCGGCCGCCCGTTTTAACCCAACAACAATTGTTGCCGTTGTCCCGGCAAGCCCGCCCCACGACCCGAGCTTTTTCAATGCCAGGCTTTGCTGATTTCACTAAAAAATTGCGCAATGGATGTTCGGCGGCTGAAACGAAAGCCGTCCGGAAGGCGGTCATTACCATCGATGCCTACACCAACAAACGTCGGAAGAGAACAACCGGGGCCACGGCACCGCAAGATTTGAAACATGCCGTTGTTGAAAAATTATTGTTGGAGGGTCAAAGCGGTAGCACCAACAAATCACAAACGTCCACGTATAAAGCGGCCAAGGGTAAGAAAAATTTGAAACCTTTTATCAACCAAAATTGTCGCAAACCCGTTGAAGTAGGCTATACCAAAACTTCCAATATTTACAAAAGACGCATTACCAATAATGAAAAATCTCGATTGAGAAATATTCCCTTGTCCACGTGGGCGGGAACGGCCATGGCCAAAGTTGATATCCCCCGAACAACGACCTACAGGTTGCCTGAGCGAACGGTTCGAGGTGGGTTCGATGGGAAGAGCACCCTCCCCGTTGTCGCGGCTGAGGCAGTGGGATCGATCAAATGCGGGAAACCAAATATTGCATTTGCTGCTCGGAAATTGCCTTTGGAAGCGGGGGTCAACATCAGAGCCTCGGGTGCATGCGGAGGTCCCGTCCTTACCACCCTCCGTTAACAACAAGTTAATTTTGGTTATACATTTTCAGTGCCGTGAGGAATGGGAGATGGGGCTTGCCCAATCTTTCATTGACATGGTTGTGAAATCTCCAAAAGAAATAAAACAGTGACTGGCGGTTCCGGACTGCTTGGTCCAATGAACTTTGGGACAAAAATTCCATTGCGTGAGCTGAACAGTTTTGGCAAGGCAAGAGCATCGGCAATGCCTCTATGAAGGCTTTCATAGTTTTTTGGGCAATGCGTGAAGGACGGAGGGGATAATTCAGAGATGAATTGTGGAGGGTGAACCAGAAAGATGGTCCAAACCGGGCTGGATTGGTCACGGCGCGAACGTTTTCCCACTCTATGCGTTCCTGCTGGGAGCATCCATTGTAGGGTGGCAACTCCCTTTTCAGTTGGGTGATATTTTTATACATATTGTTCCTTATTTTATTATACGAACAATGTAAAGCGTGCAATTCCAAAAACTGGGTGGTTTTGGAATTTGAAATATCGGGCTTTCTATTTCCCGCAATTCGAACCGCACAATTTGGCGATGAAAGGTTGGCAGCAATTGCCGCCATTCATGTAGGTCCCCAGGGTTCTGTAACCCGCGTGGGCCGCTTGGGAGTTCAGGGCATTTTTATCGGTCGTCGAAGAGTAACCTGCTCCGCCGTAGGCTGCAACAACCGTGTATTGCGGGGATTGGTTTTGCTTGATGCTAAAAGATGCTGGATATTGGGCTTTTAGTGGACAGCTCATTTATTACAGACCAGAAAACTTTGTAAATTATGTATTAATGCAATGACATTTAAACGAAAAAAGTCAATGTTACAAAATGTCTGGTTTGCTTTTTCTCACCTCCGATGATTTCAATGTCCAAAATGGAACCAAAGGAAAAATTTTGTGTAACACCATCCCAGGGTTTTCCCTCATACTTTTTTATTCCAACCAGTGCCAACACTGTAAAAATCTCATACCCATTTTTAAATCCATGCCTGGTTCCGTTGGTGGTTGCCAATTCGGGCTTTTGAATGTTGGAACCAATATGGCATGCATTAGACTGAGCAAACAAACTGTCACGGAAATTAAATATGTTCCTCTCATTATTTTGTACTTCAATGGTCGTCCATTCATGCGCTATGCGGGCTCCTACGATCGCGATGAAATTGCCAAGTTTGTGGTTTCCATGAGCAAGAGGGTGCAAAACAAACAAAAATTCACCAACGATCCAAACGTCAAGGAAGATCCCCGCGGGGCCATTCCAGCCTACACCATAGGCCATCCCCTCTGCGGAGACGAAGATGTTTGTTATTTGGAGTTCGAAAAGGCCTACCATTCAAACAAACAAAACAACCGAAGAAGATGAAAATGATTTGAGGATCCCGCTCTCTTCAACGGTCGAATTTTCCCACGCCTTGGGTCTTTCGTTTTGAAATTTCAATTGATTTCAACAATTGAAATTGCTTTCTTCACTTACTTACTTCCCTTACTTCCCTTAATTTAATTGCTCGGTGATGTCATGCCGTCTTGGACCCGGGTGAATTGCATGCGCGGGAAAGTCCCGGCTCCTCCGGCTGTGGTGCTCCCATCCGCCAACCATTCGGCTAGCAGTTTCACTTCAAAATTTGTATTGTCCTGGCTGTCAATTAATTGGACGTTGGCGCAACGACCGGTGGTATCGCCGTTACCGCCAGCCAAGGTCGCCTGTCCCAGGTCCGTGAGGAAAACAACATGGACGCCTGCCGCGTTCGCGGCGGCTGGAGTAATTAAGCCAGTTGCCGCGTTTACCGTTGACGGCGATAAGAGCTGACTTTTGTTTTCCGCTCGGTGATGGCTGTTCCCAAAAATGGCGTCGTGCAACCTTAGGGCATTCGAATTGCTATCGCGCCCGAAATCCAAATAATGTGCAACCGCGTCCTGATCTTGGAGGAAGACGATGGGTCTATTGTCCAAAGGCGCGGACGGCACGGCATCGTTGCCGTCCGCATCGGACACGGCAAATCGAGCACCCATTATCAATGTCAGAGTAATATTCCCACCACCGGTGTTGGTGAATGTGATATCGGCGTCGTCGCTCGTTCTCAAAGTTACGCCGGTGGCGCTGACGGCGCCAACGTATATCCCCGAAGGGGCCGCGTTCAGCGTTCGAGGTGCCGCGGGGGTCGGCACCACGAACGCAGTTCCAAAGTTTACTGGTGCTCCTGCTACTGTAGTTGACATTTGCAATGAGTCGTCTGCCTGGGCGCCGTCGATTATCATGCCCAGAATCTGTCTCCCCAGGTAAGGATCAACACCGCCGCCCACGGCAGGATTAACAGGGAGTTCTGTTACAGCGTTCAATGCATTGGCAGTGGTAACAATTTCATCAAGAGCAGGAGCAGCAGCACCAGCAGCGGCGGTGCCGTTCCGGACATTGACGTAATCAATTCCGTCGCTTGGATTCTCAGTTTTGACTCTGTATGTTATTCCACCAGCGGCAACACTAAACTGGAAGGTCGGATCCCATATGTTTCGGTCAGCGACGATGGAATTCTGGAACGTCAAGCCCGTCACGAGGGTGCCGGCCACGGCCTCTGTGAAATCGGCTTGCCATTGGTTGGCCTGCGCGCCTGCAGTTCCGAAGAATTCATTCATATTTGCGCCACCGGGCTCGGCGTCAGTGGGATTCGTCCCGGCCGTCCCCCGGCCGGTTTCTCGAGTGATCGAGGCATTGGAAAACCTGAGAATATTTCCGCCACCAGTAAAAGTGGTGGCATCTTGGTTGCGGAGTTGGAGTTGTTGCAAAGTGTCCGAGTTGACGGTGAGGGATGTCCCCAGAGTCATGGCAGATAAATCGCGCGCACCAATGCCCTGGCGGACACGGGCGGCGGCATTGGCATCTTGCGTGGCAGTAGATGCGGGAGGCGCAATGACGCGGGTATTGTTTGCCAGCCCTTGCGCTAAGGAAGATTGGGACGACGCGGAGAGTCCATCAACAGTTGCATTATTAGAATTAGAGTAAGACATCTTTATTATGATCACGAAAAAATATTTGTCCTCATCTTTTGATGTCAGAGAGGTCAAACGGCAACAACATCATGGATAAAAATGGCAGAGACATTTTTATAGTTTCTTTTATTGGTTTGTTTTGCTAAAATTATTAAACTCTTGGCCCACTCTAAATTGTAAGGTTAAGTTGGAGTTATTCCATTTCCTGGGGCGTGTCGCAGCCGCCGTGGCCGGGCGTCGCGTCGGCGTTCTCATTTTTGAGCTTCTTGAACATTCTAATCATTTTGTTGAGAACGTGATCATGGCGGGTGTTCATGACTTCAATGACCTTGTCAAGATCAACCCGATTGTATTGTCTGTCTTCTTTGTGCCATTCATGACAGAGGCGCATGACACCAAAGAATTCGCGTTCAAGAGAAACATATTCACGCCGAATAAAACGGTTGACGTAGGCGGTGTGGATGTGTCTGGCAATGTCAAACAAGGTATCTTCGTATTCGTTAAACACATGGGCGTGATGGGGGTATAGATCGTATAAAGCGTCAACCTTTTCAGGTTCGAGTCTTAGCTGCAAATATCTGAATTTAAGGCTTGGTTCATTGCCTCTGATCTTTTCGAGGTGGATGTAAGCAGTGCTTTGGATTTTGTACCATTTGCCGTTGTTTCCGTCCGGGAACCAGGCCATGAATCCACTGCGCGTTTTGCAATCAAGAGATGATACAGCGTCGCAAAGATCCTTGGCGCTCTGGAAAGAATGCTGTGTGGGTTTTGTGATGCCAATATTGTCGGTGATGTCCAAGCGGCCCTTTTTGAATGTCCCGACGTGGTAAAGCGTGGGTCGTTCAGGGGCCATGCAGACGATTCTGTTGTCTTCTGTGTTGCGAACAATAAACAAATATTGGTTGTTTGTGTCGAGCGTTTTGAAGAGTCTTCCGGCGGGGGATCCGTCTTCTCCCACCATCTTGGCATACTGGTCATTGACCACTTGCTCGGACATCAGAGCTTCCACCCAATTTTCGCCGAAAGATTGCTTGGAAGACCAGCGGGACTTGAATGCATCAATTTTACGCTGCGTTGAAACTCTCCAATCTCGGCCGTCATGGTAAACCCTGACGAGGGCACCTTCCTGGTGTTCCAGGAAGGTGGCGTTTGAAACTTGTTCGTCCGTAAATCGGGAAGTAATGGTTGTTTCGGGCACATCACACACCCTAGGGAATGCAGGCATGACACATGTATTTCCTGAGTATACAATGCCCTTAAGACCAGTGGGGTGGGGTTCGCTGTAAAGTTTAAGTCCGTCTAACTCGTCGTAAAGCTTGAAATTGCCCTTGAGGGTGGAGAAGTTGGCGCGTGGACGACGCTCCCTCATGATGCGGCGGCCTTGGGGCTTGCTCACATTGGTCGGCTTACGTGTCGTAACGCCGTGGTTTGTGGAAGATTTGCTGTTGGTGGCAGAGTTCATTGTTGATTGTTGTTGGAGACAGTGCATGCGTTTAGACCAAATCGATTTCGTTTTGGACACCTGTATAAATAATACATTAGTTTAAATTAAATGGCAATAACATGGAATCAAGCAGCCTTAGTGGCTTTGGTAGCAATCTTGGTATATTGCGTGTCTAAGGCAGAATCAAATAAACTTCTCATTTCAATTGTTTCCGGCATTCTTTTTTTCGCCATTTCCAATCCCTTGATGTATAGATTAACCAACGCTGCGGGATCCGCGGCCGGCATTTCGTTAGCGGACAGAAGCGGATGCCCAACGGTGCAAGGATTGGCAGTGCACTCGGTGGTTTTCACCGCGGTCGTCTACATCTCGATGATAATTTAGAACCCGAGCTAAAGACATACAACCGGATGAAAAAGAAAACATAATAAATGCCAAGCTCCAAGTCAATGGCCAAAAAGAAAAGAGTGTTACTCAAGAAACTCGCCAAGCACAACACCATGTGGCATCCAGACTCACGTTTGGTTTTTAAGTCCAAGAAAGATAAGTTGGTCATTGGGCGTTTGGACGACCAAAATGAATTATTGAGCGCCGATGAATTGACGTTGGAATTATGTGAACAGTGGAATTTCAAGATGGATCCATCGCTGGTTGAAGACGACGATTCGGAAACCGAAGAAGGAGCAAGCGATGCAAGTGTCGATGAAACAGCACCGGCACCGGAAACCGTGGATGCAGCACCGGAAACCGCGGATGCAGCACCGGAAACCGCGGATGCGGCGGCGGCATTGGCATCGGTGGACACGGCGGCGGCACCGGAAACAGTGGAAGCATCGGTCCCCCCCAAACACGAAACGCAATGCAACGCACCCGCGGAGATCGATGGCGAAGGCTTAGAGTTGCTGCGGAATGTGGGAAATTTTATTGTCAAATTGGAAAATCATCTTCGTATTGCCCACGAAGATTTACGAAAGAAAGAGGAAGAACTGCGAAAGAAAGATGGAGAATTGAAGAAACTGCGTGAAAAACATGATGTGATCAGACAGCTGTTTTCTTGTTCTTGAATTACGCCACGCCAGGTGCCGGGCAACACATTTTAAACCCGCTTTGGGTTTAAAATAAAATTACAACAGCGTAAATTTTCGACGGCCAAAGGCTTCTTCAATCTCAGCGGTCATGTCGGGCAAATTGTGTTTGAACAAAAAGGCCGAAACCGTGGCGGGTTGGGGTGCTTTCCCACAAAACCGAATTTTTGAAATCTTGTCGGGCGGTATTGGATTGAAGGTTGCAAATAATCGTCTTGATGACATGTGATTGAGGATGCTAATTTTGTCCGGGTCCATCGGCAAATTGTCAATGGACCCGTGTTTTTGAATTAAGTCGAAGGCCTTGGAAACACCAATTCGTGGTATGTTATCATTGTAGTCTGTTCCACACATGATACAAAAATCAATGAATTGGTCCGTGTCAAAATGCAGCTCCTCCAACAGATCGTCAAAACATATTTGTTCCGCGGTCATTTTTCTGAGGTCGATTTTGGATATGAAGAAAGGGGCTTTGTAGGGAAGACAGTCGGTGTCTTCGCTCATGACAGCAGTGGCCAATCCGTGGTGGATTAGATTGACGCATGTTTTTTCCGCCTCTAGCTCGGCCATGATCCACGGCACACCCACGAGGTCTAGGAAGGACCGCAATGTTTCAAAATCTTTTGGTTTGATCGAAAAATTGTGTTTTTTCATCCGTCTTAATTTTTCGACCATGACATCAATGCGAAAGGTGACACCCCTCAAAAAATGCGTGGACCCTGACTGGCGTTTCATTTCCATCGCGTATTCTTTGAGTAAAAATTCGCAGGGTTGGCCAGTTTTTTCGTGTTGAGCAATGGCATTTTCAAACTGGATGATTCGTTCGCGTTGTTTTCGTTTGGCAGCATCTCTTTTTTTCCGCTCTACACTTTTTTCGGGTGGCGCGCCATTGTCGAAGACGAAAATGGGATGGATGTCCAATTTTCTGAACGAACAAACCATGGAAACAAAGGAGGCAAGCCAATCATCGCCGGCTGTAGCTTTGAATTTGCACATGAAGATACTCGTGTCGATCGCAATTTTCTTGAAACGCAATGATTTAAGATCAATTTTTTTCGTTGAAGTCTTGTAATGGTTTCTGATGAATCTTGCTAGATTTTTGATACCCATTTGGCTCTTTGTTGTCTATCTTATCGGAAGTATTGTTGCGATCGTTTTCAATTCACCATCGTCTGGACATCTCCGCATACGAAGGTTCGCACGTGCATCTAACTTTTGGACAGGTAACGCCACGCCACGGATGATCATAGCCGCCACACCGGAGACAATGAATCATTTGGAGCTGCAAGGGTTCATCTCTTGCCAAGGTGGATGGACCACCGCCACGCATCTGGAAGTAATAAATCCAATGGCCGCACCCGTAACGATTTATCTCAACACGAACAGCATTTTTCAGTGTTTGGAGCACTTCCACCCATTTTTTTCGAGCCTTCCATTCGTGTTCTGTGAAAAACAAGAAAGATCTGATGATCGGCAAAACATCCGTGGGAAATTTTGAATACAACTTCACCGCATGCATCGTCGGGGGTGCATGCAGTGGATTGGAAATTTCAGAAGCGAATGTCATTTATTCATGGTCGGAAAACAGCGGTGACAATATGTAAGCAATGGATTGCAATATGCAATCGCAGACATCATCTTTCTTTTTCAACTCCAACAAATCGTCGATTGCATCAACATCACCCCTCATCGCTAAACATTCTATGGTTGTTTCCACCGACCATTGTTTTCGTGCGGCGTAACCAACGCACTTGTATTTTAATTTTCCGCTCCGGGTCGTAGTTTGTTCTTTGGGTGCACCCAGGAGTTGCGTCTTGAAATAGGCCGGGAATTCAATCACCGGAACGAGATTTCCGTACCGAATTATCAAGGCCGATTGCAAATGGTGGCCCAATCGCACGGCCTTCGGATTGGCCATTTTCCCGAATGACATCTGTTTTTCAACCACAAAGCAAGAACATCCATCCAACAAATCACCGTGGAAGTCCAGCAGATCTGTCATTGTTTGGAGCATTGAAGGGGTCACCTTATTTTCTCCTTGTGAAATGTCGTCATTGCTAAAGTATAAAGTTTTGCCGATTGATTTGAGTCCATTGATTTTTGCCAGGGCGTCGGCCGCGGGCGTTCCATCCACCTTGTAATCACTCTTGCTTGGTTTGCGGCGTCTAAATTGTATCAATTCTTCCATGTTGTATTCCTCAATGCAAAAAGCAAAATTTTTGAATCCTATGTCAAAAGATCCTATTCTATACTTCGATTTTTCCAATGGAGGATGTATAGTTTGCATAGTTGCATCACATAAAAGTATTGGGTCACGAATCGTTTTCGAAGGCGGCTTGCGTAACGTGGGATAAAGAAATAAAGACATTAAAGAAATAAATAAGGAAAGTAAGGTAAAGATGTCCAAAGCTGCGTTGACAAAATTTATAAAAAACAACTATACCACCCAAGATGGAAAAATCTTTGTGAAAAAACCGCCCACCGAGTTTCAAGAGCAGTTGATTGAATATGGTGTTTTTCCCGCTTCCATTCTCAAGTATGCTCGTTATGTTAGCTTGAATGCCTCACTTCTGTCCTCCCCCGATATTTACCGAGAAGATGACGACGACGACGATCGCAATGTGTCAAAAGCACGGTTTGGGATGTATGGGGCGGCCAGCAATAGAATAACAAAAGGTGATTCTGAAAAAACGAAACTTACCAAACAGATCCGAGCATTGGGAGAACGAGATTACATTCCCGCCAGTTGGGTAAATCCAACATTGTCTTTGGTTTCATCTTCGACCGATCTCCAAATAGACTACATGAATCCATTGGCTTTGATGCTTGGTTATTCTTTCATTGAAGCAGGACGCGAAAGTTTAGAGTTGTCCTCGTCATCGTCCTCGTCATCGTCCTCGTCATCGTCCTCGTCATCGTCCTCGTCCTCGTCCTCGTCATCCTCGTCTCCAAATGGCGTGTCGTCATGCAATGATGATTTGAAAAAGAAAAATCTGTATCCCAACTGGGTTTGTGCATGGTCATCGCGGAATAGGCGAGTTTATTTTTATCACAGGGCAAGCAAAGAGAGCGTGTGGAATTTTGCGGAGGTTGTTCGACGGGGCCCCGACAATTTAAAATAAATCTACGATAAGTGCGTCCCTCAAATGAATTTTTCCCAAAGCATTCGGGTGGTCATTCTTCTCGTTTTCTTCATTCGCGTAACTTTCCGTGGAATTTCATTCAGACGCATGGCAGCAATCACTTCTATTTCGCCCTCAGAAGAAACGCCTGTGATTTCCTGGATCTTTCCTTGTTCGCAAATTATTTCATCAGGCGACAGCAGTTTAAATATGAGAGCAATCGTGAGCTTGGCAAATAGTTCGGTTGCTTGTGTTTTGTCGAGCTTGTTTTTTCTCATCAATCCAATGACATAGTTTTCAAGCAACATATCCTTAATATTTTTCTTCCGTATCTCCGACCATTTGCAGTTCAAATTTTTTTCTTTCTGGAGACGTTTGGCCTCCTCAAATTTCTTTAGCTTCTTAATTCTGTCATTGAAAGAAAGCAATTTCAAACGTTCTTTCAGGAGTCTCATTATGTCTCGCTTCAATTCAGCCACGGGTTTATCGGCGTCCAATTTATATGCAAACTCTTTATTTTTGATGCCACAGGTCAAAAAACCTGAACTTGAAACATAGCATCCAGTTGGGGCTCGGCCATAGGCCAAACCCTCGAAAAGGGGTCGCCAAAATGGACATTCCGTTATATTGGCGACCCCGAGCATCACGGGGTAAAAAAGGTCCAACTTCATGTTTTGGATTGTTATTATCAGTTCGATATTTATTATTGTTTTCCACTGTTTAACTTATACGACCACCACCATAACGCGTGAAATGAAATCGATTTGGCGGTGCCAAGATCAAGAGACGGCAAGAAAGATGAATACATCCCAAGTCGCCAACGTGATTATCCAATGGTCTGATGCACGCATTCAACGCTATATTGAACGAGTTTCGACCATGTATAAAATTTCCATGGGCGAGCTTCAAAAAATGTTGGAAACCATTGATGATTCGGACGCAACCCAACCGTCTTCCCGCGAGGAAGATGTGAGAGCAACCCCCCCGAATGGTGTTCTTCCCCCCAATGTCAAAAAGCTAAAAAAGAAAGAATTACAGGATCTCTGCCAAAGCCGCGGATTGCCAACGACCGGCAACAAGACATTGCTGGTTGAACGGCTTTTGGGTTCCACGTCCGCCCCCGTGGCAACGTCTGAGAAAAAGTGTGAAAGCAAACGAAAAAATCGAAGGATTGTGTCGGACGAGGAAGTGCCCGATACCATCCGACTGAAAAGATCGACCCACGGAAATTACGTGTTCAAGGGTCTGGTGGTTGATCCCTTGACGCAGGTGGTCATTGGACGAGAAGAGGAAGACGGGTCAGTCGCTGAACTTGATGAAAATGACATTGAAAAATGCAACAAATACCGTATAGATTTTGAAACACCCACGAATCTGGATCAGGAGGAAGAGGGAGACAATGCAGAAGACGAGAACGATGATGAAACTGTTATAGTCGAGGAAGAAACCGAGGAAGAGGTTGACGATGATTTGGCGGACGAAGAGATTGAATATGTTTACGAAGCGTGATTTACGACGCGTGATTTACGACGCGTGATTTATGAAATCGATTAGGGTATTACGTAACTTACGTAAGTTAGGATATACAATAAAATACAATGCCAAGGCAAAAAAACATTACTGAGTATGGTATTTTTTTGGATGTCATCAGGAGACTTGAGGCGATTAGATGTAAACGCCTTGAACGCAGTCGCGAGACCAAGAAACAACAATTAATCACTGCTTATTTTCGTGCGGCAAAATGTGAGTGATGTGTATTTTTATACAACAATCGTGTATAAAAATGTTCCAATTTACCGGTAATGGGGACTTCGACCGGATTGTCCAGGGGGCGGTGGGGG